CGCTAGAACGCTTTCAGAACTGCCGTCCTTATACCACGACGCCAAACACTCGTGGATTAGCGAGCCGAACGTCAGGGCGTCATCCAGCCGCACCGGAACCATCTCACGGATATATCGCCAGTATGCGCGGCGCTCGCAGTGCAGGAACGTTGACCACATGGTGTAGGTGGAGATTTGTTTATTCATCCGCACAACTCATCCGTTACCTGCTCGCATACTACACACCGCACATTGTCCGGGATGTTCTCAGGGTCAATGTCGCGGAGCATGACGGCATTGCAAGCGTCTCCGCCAATATAGACGAAAATCACTCCATCGCCGTAGAACCGCACATTATCAACCAGGCCTAACTCGCACTTATACCATCTAGGGTCGTTGTCAAATCGCCTGAATACTTGCCACATCTTACTCATCGTTATCCTCCATTGTCGCCTCTAATGAACGTCAGGCTGTTTAGACTGATAGTGATGTTGTTTATTTCGTCTCCTCTGTGTTGAGAATATCGCCATACTCATCGATTATTTGCTTGGCTTTGCCGATTTTACTTTTAGCTTTGCTGGCAAGATCACAAAGCTTTTTTTGGAGGGTATCGAGTATTTCTTTCTTGAGGGCAGCGCCAAGTGCATCAGCTGCCTTGCTGCATGAGCCATTGATATATGCAATGTTGACCATCTCCGTCAGGGGCGTCTCTCCGATCTCGATACTATCATTAGCCCGTGTTTGAAAGGCTCTTACATCCTTCGGGTAAACTATGAAGCAAGTTTTCTCGCATTGTTCCAGCAACCACTTGGTAGCAGCCAGCTTATCAAGTATGTGCATCGTTGTCTCCTCTGTGTTATTGGGTTGCTTGTTCATCTTCATATCCATTTTCGCGCTCTTCGCAGTCTAGCTGTGGGCAGTCTTTGCATTCACCGTCACACAATGTCCGCTCTAACCAGTAGGGCATTTCGGCGTCATAGCCGATGTTGTTCTGGTCGCTCATTCGGGTATCTCTGTGATGCACACCTTGACTATGCGCTGAACCGGCCAGCGGGCACTCCACTCCGGTATACGCTCGTTTCATAGTAGCAGCCATTATTTGTCCTCCGCGGCCTGTAGTAGCATGGTGATCTTACTCGCGGCTATGTCTAGTATCATGTCGATCTTACTCACGGCTATGTCCGCCGCAAGGCTCCCGGCCATCTGTAGGTGCATGAGCTCGCCCTTGAGCGTGCCTTTGACATGCGCCGTCTCGATAGTGTGATAGATGCGCTCCCGAACGCGCCTTGCCCAATCAGTTTGCTGTAGTTGTTCTACCACCATTGGTTTCCTTTCGTGTTGGAGGTTGTTGGTTGTCATTTGTTATCTCCTGTCAGTAGCGTATTGCCGACGCGGGTGAGTCGTGATTCGGCAATATCATGTAGGCATTGGGATAGAGGGGCATTCTTGTCGAGAGGCAATAGACAAAATGCCCCTCGCCGCCATATAATTTCACAGTGTTCCCTCAAATAACTGTCGAAGACTATATCATTCTCCCACAGCTGGTTGCCGTCCTTGTCCTTGGCGCAGTCGACTTGGTGCTGGAATTCGATGTGCTGTAGCCGAAAACTATAATCGATGATACGGATGTCTTCGTAGCCATCTCTGTTGTTATATTCAACCAAGTTGAGTCGTCCGTTTGGGCCTATAAAGACCTCTGTTGGCGGCTCAAAGGAAATGAAGATGCGCCCGTGTTTGTCTGGCTCGAATGCCTGCTTGACCAGCGTATCAACTACCCTAAATGGTAGGTTCATTCTTGAACTCCTTCTTTGAATCGTTCACGTAGAAGCCCGGCCCTCTAAATATTAGGACCGGGGCGTTCCATAGTCGTTTGAGAACTCCGCCGCATACGCAGCAGCGTTCGGGGCATTCGTCTGCGCTGTCGTGCAGGTATTGCTCGACGCGGTTGCAAGATTCACACTGAAAGTCAAAGAGCGGCATGGCTACCCTCCTTGTGTAACGCCGCGTCCAGAGCGTCCAGCGCTTGAGACCGCCTCAGTTGCGGGTCATGGCTGCATTCGATTATCCTGCACATCACAGGGCGATGTTCATAAATGAGGCATTGGCCGTCTTTGTAGGCGGCGCAGAAGCCGTCGGCCTTCATCTTCATGCTCCAGAACTCGACTGCAACGTCACCAATTTTGATGTGTTCGCAGGTGCGATATTGTTCAGGGACAGATGCGACATCTTCGTCAAAGATGACCACATCTGATTGACAGCATGATCCACATCGGCTGCATTTCCAGTTTGACATAACTACTCCTGTCAGTTCAGTTGTCTTGGCATACTTCACGATGCGCCTCCTGTAATGCTTCTCTGTCTAGGCCTCTCGCATGGGCGCTGGCGGAGTGGATTGCGGCCTCCTCATCAAGCGTCGGTCGCACAAACCTGAATTGCAGCTGTCCGACCGACCCAATGATGGACAAACTTCTAACCTCATCCACAATAAGCTCCTCGATCTGAGCGTATGTCATCCGGGCCTCGTTGATCACCTGCACATACTTGTCGCGCAGATGGCCGGGGCGAACCATTTTGCCGGTGCCATCATGCACCAAGAGCCGCTTATACCGATTTGCGAGAATGGTGGCGATGACCCTGATATGCCGTGGCGAGGGTAACTCGACAATCCCGAGCTCATAGAGGTCAGTCGAGCCGGGCGGCCAGAATGTAGCGGTTATCGCAGCCCGTCCTTCCTTGCTATGGTCATAACCATAAGACCTGAGTGAGCCTGCAACGATGACCTTCTTGTCCACCTCGCATGGTCGGTCATGACCGCCGATGACAATCAGGTCATAAGAGCCTAGCGGTAGTGAATCCATCCCTATCGAGAATAGTGATGGTGGGTTGTCTAGCCCTGTTATTCCGAGTGTGCAACACAATATCGCCGGACGATAGCCATCTCGGCGCTGCTCACATTCGGCGAGTAGTTTGCTCCATTTTACCCGGCTGGGACACCAAGAGATACAGGATAGGTGGACACCGTTAATCAGCTCGGAGAATATGGGCTGCGCTACTTGACAGCCAAAGAACCGATATGTCCCCAAGTATGCGCTATCGTGTTGGCCCCGCAGCTTCACTATGGGCGTCTGCCCGCCCCGATCGCCGGCGGCGAACATCAGTTTCATATCGAGCGGCGGCATCCATTCTAGCGGGGCGCATGACACGCACTTCCGTTGTCTGAACCCATGATAGTCATCGCCAAGTGTAACAACACAACGCGGACGACTGGATACCCGCCTAATATGGCTGGCTATCTTGTCATAAGCCGCCTTAATGTCTTGCAGCTCTAACGGGATACCGTCCTCGTCAAACGGGGCGGCCATACGGGCGTGCGCCCCACCAAAGAAACAGAATGTGGTGCTGTCGTCTAGCGCCATGGCTCACCATGGCGCTTTCATAAATGCGACTATACCGACCAGCGCTAGCGCGGCGGCCACACCTATGACGCACCCCACGATTGCATGTGCGGCCTTACTCGACCATCGCCTTTGCTCCTGATACCAGAACTGAACGACATGGCCTAACCCGTTGCTGAAATAAGCGCTGGGTATTGGCATAGGCTCATTTCTATTCATCCTTATCCCTCCTGTTGATGCAGCCAAGTAGTTGGCGGCGGGTTGATCATCCTCTCTCTATATTTCTTTATGACGGCAACAGCCGGTGGTGGTAGTCTAGGGATCGCCAGCGCCCGCTCTCGCACCTCATCTTCTAAGACTGGTTCAAAGCGCTCATCCTCATCAATGTTGACCAGCCGGTTCCGAAACCATTCTTGGGCATAGAGCCTATCCCAGTCGTAAGGTGTGCTTTCCTTAAACCGGCCTAACGGCAACGATTGAATGTTCCATGTGAGCCGGCGGCCTAGCTTCACAACCGACAGGACACGAGCATATTCGGGGTCGAAAATGTTACGTTTAGGGTTGATATGGTCAAGCACCTCACCGTAACTGTTCTGGCACATATACCCGTCTAGCACATCGTTCTCAAACGAGCGGGCGGAGTTTGCTGTGAACAGCTGTGGGATGAGCTGATAATCGGACGGCAGATGGCGGTCGTGCTGGATACCGCGCACCATGTCATGAGAGCTGATTAGACAGACGTTGAACATCACTGCGCCGCGTGCCGTGATATACTGCCTGTTCAACGCAGCCTGAAGCTGACGTCGGTCTGCCCGTTCCTCTAAAGTAGCCCGGCCAGCCTGCATATCTACGGTGAGCTGGTTTAACAATTGAAGGGCCGGTTCATATTCGTCGCAATAACAGGGGCCTACTTTATGCTTCTTAGGGCAGGCAAACAGCCATGTCCGCATCTGCTTATCGACAAGCCGGTGGAGGTAGGCCACTCTATATCCGATGGAGCCAACGTCGGGTCTATATGCCCAATGGACGGGCAACAGCCGGTAGCTGAAGCCTTGTATTATCCTAATCTTCCGGGGCACGCCGGCTGTGATCAACTTGGGGTCAACGACCGGTAGCTGTGCGGGCTTATTCATATATCCTCACCGCTGCCAGCGCATGTAAGGCAAGACCGGTCGCGTCGGAATACCCGCTCTTGGTATAGCTATACCGCTGCTGGAACTCTGGGCACGTCGGAAACCGCGCTCTGACGGTAGCCCAGACGTCGGGCTTCACGTCCGTCGATTTGCGCTTCATGTTGCGTAGCTTCTCGTTCTTGTCTTTACGCTGAGACCAGTTGGCAACGCCGATTGAAGAGCGCCATACCTCTGGTTTGACCACCAAGTGTGGGATGTCGAGATATGTGAGCGCTGCCCACCACAGTAACCAGCTGGCAGTCTGGGTGCGCATCGTCTTAGGGCTGCCGATTATCCCGGCGATTGGTGGTTCCTCAAGCGCGACCATATCAATCGGCTCCCGAGATCCGAGCAGCTGTAAGAGTTTAACCATACCTTTGAAGTCGAACTTAAATGGCCCGGCTGCCCTCGTCAGCGGAATGTCCTCAAACCGAAGACAATGGTTGTTGTTCCTGTATTCAAGGACGGCTATGCGCCCGTCCTTACTACCTGGGTCAATGCCTACTACGAGCATGGTCATCTCCTTCCAACTAGTATTTAGCGGGAGTGCCGGGACTTGAACCCGGCTGCGGAGGTGATGGTTATGACTCTTGTACACGTGCTATAAGCATCATATCGTCCATCAAGTCTCTCCAACTGACTGACTACCAGCGCTCCGTCTATACTCCCGCTCATTTTGTCGCATTTGCCGTAATCGTGAATTGATACGTGCCCAACAATCCTCGCAAACGAAATGACCCCAGAGGATTACACCACGCCTACTTTGACACCATTCGCCAAGCGAGCATGACTCTGGGCTGTTACTTACTATCTTCATGTTGTTAGTCCCTTCGTCTTCTCCTACTCTTTGCTTATACGGCCATATTTAACAAGTAGTCTGATACAGGCCTTACATGTGATTGGTTTCTTAACTCGTGTGAATCGCTGAGGCCGTCCACATAATGTTTCATAATCGCCATCACAGTATGACTTAACGTGAACTTTGCCATGCGGCAATCGCTGTGCTCCGTAAGCCTTCCATTGAGGATTAATCTGCGAAATCTCTATGCTGGTCGGCATATCTTTTTTCTGGGTCATCGTCTTCTCCTATTCTTTACGAGGGGCAAGGCACACCGGCGGCGTAGAGATGTGTTATTCGCCAGTGGCACACAGCCTTGCCCCTCATCGTTTGCTGCCAATCCCAAGCTCTCGACGCTTGAACTGCAGGAGCTGTGTGGCGTACTTGATTTGGGTCTTATCATCGTCTCTATAAACTGCGGCTAAGCATTTCTTGTGTGCCCGGCGCACACGCCATGTATAGTATCTACGTATCAGTGGGTTCATAATTTTGTCCTCATTTTACCCAGTCTGGCACATCTACTTCGTCCTCTACTTCGTCATCTACTTCGTCATCATCGCTTTTCGGCACAGCGTCCTTAAACGTGGCGCTCGACCCGTTAAATATCAGGTCGAAGGTGCCTAGCGGGCCGTTCTTATGTTTAGCCACAGTCCCTTTAATCCTTATGTTACGATGAAGGTGTGTCCGCTTTTGTGGGTTGTGTAAGAATATCACCTTATCAGCGGCTTGTTCAATTTCCCCGGATTCACGGAGGTCCGACAAACCAGGAGTCTTGAGGCTAATCCCTTTCTCTGACCGTCTCAACTGGGACAGCGCTATGACAGTAATGTCTAACTCGCTCGCTATCTCTTTGAGTCGGCGGGCGATCTCAGCAACGTCCTGCTGTCTATTCTCAGCCGTCTTCTTAGGGGCCTTAATCAACTGGAGGTAGTCAACAATGAGCACGCTGATATTATGCCGCTGCTTGATTACCTTAGCCCGCGAGAAGAGCTGTTGTATCCGCAAGGAAGCTGGTGAACCGATGTAGATCGGGAGTGCTTCAAGACTTTCCTTTATGCGATGCACAGCAGCCCTACGGTCTTCATTGAGTAGCCCGCGATGTAGGTTATGGAGTGATACACCTGCCTTCGCTGCTATGAGCCTATGCGTGATTGCAGACTTGGACATCTCTAACGAGAAGTCGAGGACACCATATCCGGCAGTTGCGACATGGCGGGCAATATCCAGCGAGATGGTCGTCTTGCCGACTGATGTTCGCGCCCCTATGATCACTAATTCGCCGGCGTGTAGCCCGCCTATTATCTTATCCAGCTCGTTGAAGCCCGTCGGTACACCGGGCACTATCTGGTCACCAGCTGCTATCGCGTCCATCTCGGCCACGCTACTCTGCACCAAATCACGTAGATCGCTGATAGTACTCTTGGCTGATACGTCGATAAGGTCAGAAACGCACCGCTGCGCATACTCTACCTGCCCGTCGGCTTCGCCAGCCTCGTCATAACACCGGTCCATGACTCGGCTGCACACAGAAATTAGCCGCCGAAGTAGATACTTGTCCTTGACAATACCGGCGTAGTGTGTGATGTTCGTTATGGCCGAAACCTCTGTGAGTAATTTGGAGATATAGGCCATCCCCCCAACCTTGTCGACGTGTTTGCGCTTTTTGAGCTCATCCCCCAATAGAATGAAATCGACCGGGATGTTTTGCTCGTGAAGCGCTATCACTGCCCTGTAAATCAATCGATGTGCAGAAAAATCAAATGCCTCAGGCGGCAAGATACTTGCAACCGTATCGATATAGGTGTTGTCGATAAGCAGACCACCTAAGACTATCCGCTCGGCCTCGCGGTTATGAGGTGGGACGTTAATGGTCATCAATCTATTCCGTAGATGTCAAGTGTGTCCTTCAATCCAAGTAGCAGTTTGGACTTCAGAAAGTTGTTGGTCTCAAAACGTGTAGTAGTCTCACGGGCAGCCATCGCCATTGTGCAGACAAGCAGCTCATGATCGCAGATAGGGAGCTTCTGCCATTTGTAGGTCAACTGCTTGCCGTCGGCGAGCGCCACAAGTTCGATGATGATGTTGCGGAGGGCGCTGGTATCACTCATCGTGCCATTATCCTTGAAGGCCTGGCGCTTAGTTGGGGCAAGAGCACAGGCAAAATACTCGATGAGGTATTTCAACTCTTTCTTCTCAAACCGTTTTAGGAACTTACGTGCAAGCTCTTGGGCGGTTACACCAGACTCACATTGTCCCTGCACTCCACTTTTGGTGGAGTTGGTGGGGACAGAGGTACTTCTTTTATCTTTCTTCTGTACAGACTCTTTAGAGTCTTCTATATCTATATCTATATCTGTCGCGCCGATTTTGCGCCGATTTTGTCCCAATTTAGATGAGCCTAATCCATCATCCCTTACTCTTAGATTAGCGTTCCTTTGCTGCTTCGCAAAGTCTGGGAAGCCCCACGCGCCGTTCTCATCTTGACACATAAGCCCTTTTTTTGCAAGCACATCGAGTACTTTTTGCGTTGCTTTTACATTGCGTCTGCGAGTCATATTGCATATCTCTTGCAATGTCGCCGGCTGATCATGTTCGTATAGAAAGCCCCGGCGGATGCTCGGTTGGGTGAGAGATGCCCAATCATAGAGCCGTCGATAGAAGCCTTCTTGAGAAAGAGATAAAGAGAGCCACCTTAACGACGTGAGTGCTTTTGCTGGATGCCATTTATACCACGAGTATTCATTCGGCGACGGCATCTTCGGCTTCCTTGTTGCCGCCTTTAAGTGTGATAGAGCCGGCAGGTATTGATGCAGCAAGGCCGCAGTCAGGGCAGGGAAGGCATAGTTTGCCAGTTGGCATAAAGCCAAGAGTGATAATCTTCCATGTTCTCATGGTGATCTCCTGGAGGGGAATACGGGGCCGCGGGCTGCAATGCCTAAACCAACGGAGTTGGGAGGAAACCTTTGGCCCCGGAATTGTTTTACGGAAGTTCTTAATTTAAGCATTGCAAATCCACTGTTATCATACCCCGTTATCGGATGTCAAGCGGTAATCTTCTACCGCTTTATCTGGCCGCGCCGTTCGAGCCGGCCTATCTCGCGTTTCGCCGTCATAATCCTTGCCGTCCGGAGTCTCCATTGCGGAGGCCGCTACCCCTCCGCTTTCTCTAGCAGTCGTATCCTTGTATATCATCGTGGTCTCTTTCTCAGTTACTTCGCCTGGCGCTTGCGATAATGCTCCACAACAACATCGCGCCAGCCGCGCGCCGCCCTGAAGCGCATGGAGCACGAGGCCGGTATCCGCGTCCGTTCGCGGGTATAGACGTTATAGCCCTTGCGGGTGCGGATGTTGGACAGATAGAACCGCCCAACACCTCTGATTGTGATATTATGTCCAGCCTTCAACTGCTCTTGGATATGCCCAAAGACAGCCTCTATGGCTAGTTTCGCCTGTGGCTGTGTGATAGCGGCCTCTGTTGCGACGTATCTGACTATTGGTAATGCTGACATGTTAATGTCCCTTTCGCTTATATTCCAGCCATGTAATCAGCCCCACCATACACATGAGAATTACCGTTACAGCTATTATACCGTTCATACTGATGTGTCGCTCACGATTTCTCTCCTTTTGGTTTGGGTTTCTGTGGGATGGTGGTGCTATCGCCCTTATGCCACCAGCCCGTCGCACAGCCACATTTGCCGCAGACGGCTTTGTCGCTGGACAAGAACTCCTTGGTGGTCATGCCAACCGGAATAGAGAACGGCTGCCTCCGGGTCTGAAAGCAACTTGAAATCGTATTTGCCCGCGCCGTTCACCGCGACGCCGAACCGTTTTGGCAGCCGCGTCAAGCCCCGCATCTTCGTTGCTCCTCTCTTGGGTGCATGAAATTGTCAACTATGGCGTGATACGTCCCGGCCTCTTTGGCCGCGACCTCTTCGTCTGGGTCGGCAAACGGCCAGCCCGCAGCACACAATTCCTCGTCAAACCGGAATGTGCATTCCGGGCAATCCTCATCGCAGTATAACGGCGGCTCCGGGCCAGGGCAGGCGTCAAAGCCTATCAGATAGCCATACTGCTCATCGCCTACTCTACTGGGCATCCTCCCTCCTTACTTATTAGTTAGCTGTCGGTGGTAATGAGGCATACCGTCTCTATGATGTCTATCCCAATCGGTTGCCCGTCCCAGCCCGCAAAGAACAAGAGCCAGATGCTGCGCCCGTTCGCGGCTTGTCCGAAATAGGCGCGGCCCATGTAGCTACGCCTGCTAGCTAATAGCGAGAACTCAATGTCAACGGCAGCCCGCAGGCTTGAGTCAACACCGGTATACGGCAAACCAGGATAATGATGTGCTAGATTCTCCTCAAGTTGGGTCAACAGGTTGTCAACAATAGCTGTCATAATAGATTCCTCCGTTAAGGTTGTTTAACTGCTTGGGATGTTACTACTATAGCGTGGCGGGCCATGCAAGAGGAGACAAACACAGCCCGCCGAAATGCCCAGCATGCGCCAGGCGGTATGATACCTACTATTTGAAACGAGGCGGCCTGCCCTTCGTCAGACCGCCAGAAGTGTTCATGGAACTGCTAATGAACGCAAACAAACAGCCGAAGAGCGATGTGAACAGCACCGTTAGGATGCCGGTGGGGCGACTCATATCTCTCCCTTCTTTGTCATTCGCGCCATTACATTACTATACATTATTACCCGGCCCCTCAAGCCGGTTGCATATTGGCCGCCCAACTGTATTCCCCGCTTCATAGCGGCCCCCAATGTTCTGGCAGTTCTATGGTTAGCAATCGGCCTTCTCTGTGCACCATGCCACGCCCGTGCTCAATCGCGTCTATTGCCGCAACGCTCAAATGGCCATTCCACTGCTCCAGCATTTCTATGGCACATGCGATACACGTGTTGTAATCCATCCGGCCATATAACGAGTGCCCAATAGCAGTGCCTCGTGATACGTGGGCAGTAGGGCATTTACAATTACGCCCTGCCGTTGCTAACGTGGAAATTGCGTCATCAAGACATGCGTTCTTTTGTGCTGTCATCCTCATAGTCTGTCTCCTCTCATTGTGAATAAAGCAGCATGATCGCCGCACAGATGAGGAGCGCCCAAACCACGAGCGCCCCAAGATAGTCCGAGCGGGCTTGTGGGGTCACGGCGCTGTCTCCATTAGCCCGGCAACAAACCCGTTGAGAAATATCCGGGCCTCACGGATGCTGCTTGCCGTGAATAATGACTCTGACCCAACTCGTGTGGCCAACATAGCCTTGTGGCATAACCTATATTGCCGCCTATGTGTGAGCGGGTGTTCACTAATCCATACCTTGAGACCTATATCGTCCGCGCTAGCACAGAGCTTCGCTAAGCTGTCTCTAACCTGACTCATACCCTCGCTCCTCTCGTCAATTCCCTTGCCTGTCGCAACGCCTCAGCCCAGTCCATACCGGACCGCTCCAACAGTCCTGCTATGCTGCTTGCCGCCACATCAGTCGACGGGCAGCATGTTTCTCTGATATACTGTTCGACCGCAAGCCGCACCTCATTCGCACGGTTGTGCGCCAACAGGTGGGCGTTGACACCACGACCGTGCTGATATTGACGGCCAAGGCGCTGCAGCCGCCCTGTTTGGCTCCCGGACTCACACGCCCCAGAACAATGAGCCGGCGCTAATCCTGTTGTGAATACTCGACGTTGACGGGTCATGAAGCCACCCCCCCCCGCACAATGCAAGACCCCAGCAGCCCGCCTTGCCGTACAATCTCATACGCATCAGCGATAGCACACTCTACGCCCCCGCCAACATGCGTGAGCGCCGGGCAGGTGTGCTCAATATCTCCCGCGTCGAATGACGCAATCTCAAAACAATACGGAGCCTCAAAGCGAACGATAGCCTCAACTGCAACGCCAGCCCGAGGGACACGATGGACCCGCGTCCGACCATCGCCCAATGCCTTGAAATATATCCGACCGTAACCTGTTCTAGCCATGATGGGGCTCCTCCTCTTCACCATAGGGGTTAGTGCCGCGGCAAAAGCACCGCACGCACGCACCACCCATTATACGACGCTTGGCGGCATCAAATACCTCGTCTGCCGCCTCACGGGTTCCAACACTAGTCTGAACTGCTATCCCATTGCAACTCACTGTAAAATGCTTGATAGCGCCCGTTGACGCCCGTATATGCAATACATTACCCTGAATAGTCTCCTTACGTGTGATCATGGTGTCTCACCCTCTTAGGCGTGTTGAAAGTGATTGTTAACAGGCTGTCTTACTGCTAGTTACACTGAAAGCGGCTTGACAGAAGCTAACTCTCACTGTACGTGACGTAGCTATATCGGGGTATCCGCTATTATGAACATCAAATATCGGTAAAGTCAAGCCCTAATTTCACTGTATTTACCATATTTGTATAGTTTTTTGGTTGCAGTGAAAATATCGCAGCCGGGTCATTTGCTTCTCCTCTTCTGGGCGCGCTGCGTGGTGTTACGGCGCGCCGGTTGTTTGCGCGGTTAGTTTTCTGATATGTGGAATTGACCGAGCCGGTTCGATGCGTGGGTTGCTGGGTCGTATTTGTATGCTACATATATGCCGCTACAATTTAGGTTGCCGGTTTCTCGTTGACAGAATATACCGCGAGCTGTGCCGTATATTTTGGTGGTGGCGCGTTGCGCGGCGGTTAGATAATCCGGTTGCCTGACGTTGAATAGTGTGTCCCCTGATGCGTCGTGTCTGGAGATTGTAAATAGCGTCATCGGGTTGCTCCTCCTCCTGTTGTCGGTCGGTTACGGGTAAACGTTTGATGGGGAAAATGCTAGGCCAACAATGCCGTGTGCAGCGAAGGCGCGGTCAACGCCTGCTGCACATAGCCGGTCTATGAGCGGCGCTCGGTCAGAACGAGCGGCGCGTTTGCAGTAGACGCGGATAATGGCGTGATAACGGGCATTATCTCTGATGACGAGAGCTCCTTTAGTGATCCATGCGGTCTCGTTGTCTGTAACGTGCAGGATATTCCCGTTGTGTAGCGGGATGTCTATTGTCGTCATTTTGCGTGTCCCTTTCCTATATGGTGGGAATTGTCGCCATCGTTGTTCCTCCGGTCATGTTGTTTCGTGTTAATCGTCCTCTGTTGGGGTTAGGTTGCGTATAATGCTTCTGGCTATCCTGTCTGCTCTATAATACTGGCCGTCGGGCACCCCATAAACCAGCCTATGTCGCACGTCCTCAACGAGGTGCCTGCCCTGGCACGGCACCACGACCCGACCGTCAACCGTGAGGTCATATTTTGATGTCGACTGCCGCGACATTTGGATGTCTATCCTGTGAATATCAATCGCCATAACGGTCACTCCTCTCTGTTTCGGCCCTATCCGGGGCCTCATCGGCACAGGCCAATAGCCTGCGTACAGAGAACGGCTGCCCATGCGTTTGTATCGTCTGCCCCGTGTATCAATAGTGAGTGCGTACTCGAGGCCGCATGTGGGGCCCGGTGTCTGTTCCGGTCCCGTCCGCCGCTTCCGTGCCGGGGCAGTGTGGTATCTCCCGACACGGGACTACAGCCGTCGAGGTTCACCACGCCTCGACGGGATCACGATGAGGGGTTATGTTAGACTCCGCCCATCTCCTCCGAGTAGAACCGTAGGTCACTCAGTTGAAATCGTGTAATGCCCGCTGCCAGTAGTAGGCCGACGACCTCCGCCTCAGTATCGTAGGCGTGTCGGTACATGCTGGCCGGGATACCGCCAACGACGACATATTTACCCTGCCACTCACACGGGTGATCCAGCCGCATAATCCCGGTCGGCAGGCCGCGCGATAGCATCCTGATGGCGCTCGCCATCTCGCCTACGGGGGCCCGTTCCAGTCGAGGTGCGCGCTTGGGCGCAGGGATGCCAGTCAAGCGCCGCGCTTGTGCTAGCGAATAATTCTCTCGCCTCTCGTCGGGCATCAGCAGCCGGAATCTGCCGTTGTATGCCCAGTCCCTGGCCCCTCGCATGGAGGCCAGGGCTTTACCTAGCTCACGGGTTGACTCTCTCATACTCTCGCTCTCCTCTTGTTGTATGGTTCTACTAGCTATCGTAAAAACACGGTGAAGCCTCATCGTCACTGGCCCGACGTACCCTGCCGGCCTGCGCGCTGAGCTCGTGGGCTCAACACGTCGCGAGATGTAATATGATAGCTCCTAGTGCGCCCCATCATACGATCCCTCGCTCTATCACAGGCGCGCTGTGCTCGTGTTCAGTTGCCTCATGCTCACACCGTATTGGAACGATCGTGACGCCCGGCCACGCATATTCGTGACCATGCCGCACACATGCATACTCCACGTGACCGTCATTATCGGTCAACCGATACTCGGACTCACGCTCACACCATGAGCAGGGACGCCTCCTCGTGATTCGTGCCATAATATGCCTCCTCTTGCACGTGGGCACCTCGCTGCGGCAACCACCGCAATTCCCGCGCCCTCTACACCCTTACATAAGCAGGTTCTGTGCCAAACCCTCACGCTAATTCACCAATACCACTATTCAGCCCCTGCGAGAACGGAGCGGCCACGCCAGCCCAATTCCGATACCAGCCAAAAACGTAACAAGGTGTGACTCCGCTGAACCCAGAACGCCTACTAAAGCCAAACAGGCGTTGTCCCGAAGTGTCAAGCGCCACCCCCAAATAGCACCTATCGAGGCCACTAAAGCCAGAACTTGTGGTGTCACACAATGTGACATCGGCAGATTCACTCAGCACGTGCGCTAGCTCGCCGCTAACCCTCATTTTTCCTCATTATGGTTTTACCTTATTTACTTTTGTTTTCTTGTGTTAGTTTTGGTTGTTTTATGTTGTTGCTTGGTTTTTGTTGTTTCAGGATTTTGTTGATTTCTTTTGCTGCGATATTTGCTGCGAGTTTCCCTGTTGCTTGGAGGTGAGCGAGTTGTCCTTTTAGTAGTCCTTTGTAGTGTGCATTTTCGATGGCGCGGTATATTTGTTCGTGGATAACGTCGATTAGAGGTCGGTCGTCCATTTGGTGGGTGCTCCTTATCAGCGTAGTTGGTCTAGAGTTTGGTGTATGGTGTTTGAGATACGAGGGTCGTTTTTGTTGATGGCATGTCATTGCCTTCATCGTTCCGTTCTTGTTCTTGGTTTTGTGCTATCTTGAGGTGGTTGATAGCCCTGTTGATGCAGAAGATGAGTTGGGGTTGTCCGTTTGTGTTGTTGGAGGTCCTCGCTACGTGTAGTGCATCGAGGAGGTATGCCATTGTGATGTCAATTTCGGTTATCATGTGTTCATTGCCTTTCTTTGTGTTGTCTGCATTGAGTTGGTCTATTCGTGCTTGTATGAGTTCGACGGGGAGGGCTGGCGTGATTTTGGTGGGCTGGTGGATTTCATGTTCGTGCATGACATCTGTGTCAGTCATTACTTGGTCTGGATTCACATATTCTCCTCTATCATCTTGAACAGTGCTTTCTGTGGGTTGTTGGGGTCGCATATCATAGCAAAGCGTTGTCCGTCGGTTGGTTCGAGTATGCCGGCGTGTGCATGGTTGGTGTTTTGGCCGAACACCCGCCTGACTATCCTGAATATGGACGGCTTTTCTGAGGCCATTGTGATGCAGCCTGCGCGTTCTTGGGCAAACTGGCCGGCTAGGTATGCTTTGCGGACTGTTCTTGGTGTCCAGTTCCTTGTTTTGGCTTCACGGGCGAGCTCCCTTGCGGTTTTGTTCCAGCAGCCCATTTCTACCCGCCCTTTGAGTGCTTTGCGCAGCCGTAGCCGCTCAACTTCGTCTGGATGGACGAACCACTTATATTTGATTCTCACCGCCTTGACTGTCTTGTCACGGCAGTATTGCTGCAACGTGCGGGTGTTGTAGCCCGTTGTTTTGGCTGCTTCAGCGAGCGGGATTAGGTCTTGGGGCATCAGTTTGGCCATCCTCTTTCGGTCAGCGCTCGGTCAATTTCGTCGTCGTGGGGCGCGTTCCCCCACTTGCTATTGATCTCACCTAGATCATCCCTGATGTATCCCAGGTCTAAATCGTCATCTTTGACCATAAGGTCTTGTAGCCTTGAAGCGATGATACGTATCGCCCGCTCAATACCTCGTAGCCGCAGCTCTTTGTTAGTTATATTTTCTGGTAGTTTATGTTCGTAGGCCATGTTGTCTCCTCCCTTTGAGGAATTGGCGAGAGCATATTTCGATAGGTTTCATGCCGTCTCCTCCACCTTCCTTGTTTCCATCTTCTTGGCACATTGCTCAGAACATACCCGTGCGTTGAGGTCGTATCTGAACCAGGCGGTCTTTTGGCCGCACATGTCACATGGGTATCTACCAAGCGGACTCCTGAGCAGTTTACCGTCTAGTTGTGTATCACTGAGCCTAGCGTCCGGGAACAGCGTGTCGTATCGGTTCTTAGGCACTGGCGTCTCCTTTCATTGTGGTAATAGCGTCAGCTGCTTGTCCGGGGGGCGCTCAACTAGACACCGTTGCCCTATTTGGGCTGCCGCCAGCCGGTTTTCTGTTATGGTGATGTATTCTGGGTTCAGCTCAGCGCCGATGTAGTCCCGTAGCAGTTGCTTGGCTACCACCGCCACCGTGCCTGCGCCCATAAAGGGGTCGAGGATGACGCCGGGGACGTAGGGGACGTTGCAGGAGCAGGATGAGAAGCCAATGGTGATATATTCGGAGTTCATTCGATGCCCTTTGGTATCATCCTTGATGCAACCATGCGTATCGTCCCTCGTATGATCACACCATGCTGTTCCAAGATGTTTTGCATAACCAGCTGTTGGGCGTCTCACCCTAACCCTCGGCAGGCCGCATTGGGGGCATACTTCCTTCGGGCAGCCTACTGTGATAACCTTTGCTGCAAGCTTATCTGGGAATGCTGCAAAATGCGCTTCTGGGCGCGGCTGAGTTGGTATCGACCAAATGTCACCGGGGTTTTCCCCGGCGGGGTTATTTGATAATTCAACAAAGCCCCTCTTCTCGCATTCCTTCTTTCTGCCCTCTTGTGAGCCTGACCCTGATTTGGTATTACAATCATAACGGGAAGCCCTATCTAACCCGGTCGCTGGCCGCTTCCTCACTGCATCGACGTCGAAGAAGTAGTTGACGGAACGCCAGTTTGGCCCATCACCTTTCTTATGCTGCATCAGCAACGTCTTCTGGTTGACGTAGAATTGAGCCTTGTTCGTCTTAGAGAACATGAAAACCGGCTCATAAGAGTTGGAGAAGCGATCGGTTACGCTAGATGGCATCGAGTTCGGTTTGTGCCAGATATTAACGTTACGCGCTATAAATTGCCCGCTTTCTGGATATGGGTCAACAGGCTTAAAAAACTTAGATAGGCGCCGGGGGATTTCGTTAGGGAATAACCTAATCTTCATTACAATTCCCAAATAACAAACTTAGTATGGTGAAAAATAGACGAGAGTTTGGCATGACAAGCATGACACACGGTAATCAAATTGTCGTTGTCTAATCTAAGATCAGGAAACTTACAATATGGTAAAATGTGGTGGATTTCCAACTTGCTACAATTTATCCCACAGACTTGACATAAATAAAAATCCCTCCGTAAAATCTCAGCCTTCTTTGCCTTCCATACACGGCTATCATAAAACCTTAATCGGTTCACCGTAATACCACCCTGCCAATTCCAATGATTCGCATCACGATGATCCTCAGCTGAGCAAGAATGCGAACAATACTTCCGGCCCATCTGTGAACGCCCTCCAACAAACGGCTTCCCGCACCGCAAACAATGTCTAGTTGTTTTGAATCGGTTGTGTAAGCACCGCATGGAACAATACTTAGATACATCCGCGCGGTACTGGTGGATATAGTATTTCTTGCCGCATCGCTTACAAACCAACTGCACTTTCTCCTTGTAAGCATGATGTTCCGCACCACACTTATTATAGGGGGCCGTGGGGCGTACCCCCCTTTCTCGGAGCGTGCATGATATTTTCTCTGCTTTAGTAAGGTTGCTTGTATCCATTATTCTATTATCCCAAGTAAGATCAATTCCTTAACAACATATTGTTTTTCTTCTTTCGTTAAATCGTCCCTGAGTTCCCACTTCCGTAGGTCGTCCATCATGGCTAAAACCAAACGATAATTCTGGAAGGCGAGGCATTTGGCGGGCGCCGGCTTCTCATATTTACGATTGAAGCGGTGGCCTTCCATATCCTTATTCCCAGCATACCATTGTTCATGGCCCTTCCAATCAACATGAGCCGTGCCACTACAATAGTTGTCCCCATGATTCCACCAGAGCGTCCCGGTCGGCTTCAGCACCCGCTTCAGCTCTTTGGTAACGGCTAGCATCTTATCAATAAACTCGGCCAACGTCGGCTCAAGACCTATCTGGCCCTCAACGCCGTAGTCTCTGAGGCCGCATTTACCAATACGGTGGCGATGTGAATATGCAGTCCACCGAGTCATCGGGGAGCATTTTGAGACGTTCGATAACGTCCCCACATAGCACCGTATTTCTAATCTCCTTATTCAACATCTACTGGTTTGCCCTCTTCCCTCTCTTTGAGCCATGCCTTGAAATCGGCCTCTTCGACCCACCAGAGCTCACAGTACTTCCCCATGAGCGGGTCGCATTCGTGTAGCACGATGATCGAGTAACCGCACACCCTGATTGGCCCGATCTCCGATGGTGCCGGGCGCTTGCATAGTTCTCTGTATGCTTGTAGCAGGACTTTCTCAATATCATATTGCATATCTTTGAGCTTCGGCCCTTCCCAACGAAAGCCGGTATCGTGGGCGAAGGTTACAATTGCAGCCCGTATATCATGGGTATTGGGGTAACGTTCGCGCCAAAACCTCATTGGGACTGGTCTATATTCAGTCATTTTTCGTCCCTGCTCATCACTTTCTCCTTCACCTGGTTGGTAGGCATGTGGTCTGCCTCCTCGTCCGGTGTGGCCAGCCGCCTCTCGATTGAGCCATCTTTCTTGATTGTGATCACATACAGTGGGAATATGATGTTGAGCCACTGTTGCGGGCTAATGTTCATGGTTAAACTCACAGTCCGCCGGGTGCCAAGATTTCTTACCTTCAGCTAAATCAATGAGAATCCAATGTCCGTCCGCCGCCCGGCAGAAGTCGACTGACCAGTAGCCCTCGAACTTGGCGGCAACCCATTCGGCATAGTTACGTAGCTGCCATGTGGTGTCTGGCCGCTTGCACGCTATCTGTTGTAACGCCATCCGCTCTCGCCAGTCGGGTGCGGACGGGGCATGTATCGCGTCCTCAGCCCAATACCAATGCTGACACTCGGCCTTCCCGTCGCGGACGAAGAAGCGTATCTCAGGGTTGACGGGCATGTTGCCCCTGAAGGCCGTGAACAGCGTGGCCATCGGGATATATTCCCGGACGGCGAATGCGTTGATCGGCAGGTCTGCCATCATCGACGCCTCAACCAGGTTGAAAACGCATCGCCCTAACCGCTCATCGCTCTCGACAAAGCAGGTGTCAGACCATTCATGTTTGGCGGAGAGATGGTCGGTGCGCAGAAACAGCGGAAAGCCCATCCGAATGCAGGCGTCGCGTAGTTTAACTACGAGGCATCCGGGTGGATGGGTCATGCCATAGATCCAGTTATGTGGCCATTCCCGACCATACTCCCTGACATCAACTATCATCGTCTTCGGCTGCGGTATCGGCAGGTCTTTTATCCGTGGGAACCAGAACAACATACTGGATTTGTCTTCAGTCATACTCTCCTCCTATTCCATCCCGTCGCCAGTAGGTCTCACCGCGTCTTCACCGCCCGCCGGAGCTTCCGCCGTTTGATACGCGAGATATACGCACGGTTCACGCCTAGCTCCGCCGCTATTACCGCCGGCGATGCCGTCCTCAGCATCTTCCGTATTGCCCGCACAGTGCTGTCCGGTATCCTAATCCCACCATGTGGCTTGCCCCTGTTGGCACGCGATATTTTACGTTTTGTAGCTTTCAGATGTGGTACGCAGTGCATCGGATCACCCCTGTTGACATGTTATTCGCCAGTTGTTATCTTTTATATCCCTAATCTCCTGTTGTGGGGCGTCGTGGCGGCACAACACCGTCCTTCGCCCCTATAATTCACTTCAGTCAGTTGAGGCTTGGTGTCATCACCGTCGAACGGGCTGCGCCGGCTGCTGTGTTGATACAGAACAGCACAAACGCTAAAATAGCCGTGTCAGTGCTCAACATCTTACGAATGGCGATAGCACGCTTAGGGTCATCTATGCTGATGCGTGCCAAGACCGATTTAATAATGATAGATGCAAAGGTGGTCTTCTCCATGTACTTACCTCGTCTAAAATGGCAGGCCGTCGTCTTTGCTGCCTGTTGCCCCCGATGTCCCAACCACCTCAATGGCGGTCGCGCTAATCTGGAGGTTCTTCCATGTTTTGCCGTCCTTCTCCCGCGCGTTGATCTTGATGCGACCCTCGATTACCACAACCGCGCCATCAGTCAACCTGGGCGCAAGCTCTTCGGCGGTCTCGCCCCAGATATGGATGCGATCAACTTCCACTGGCTCATCACCAACACACTCACCATCGCACCACTTGGGCAACGATTGACTAAGCGTGAACTGGCAGAAGGCGAAGCCGGAGCTGGTGTTTTGCAGCTCCACGTTGCCGACGATGCGCCCGGTTAGGAATACTCTATTGATGTCGCTCATCTGCCCCTCTTCTTGCCCTTTGTTCTGGTTAGCGGCCTTTTAGTAGGCTTTGGGAGGGAACTGACATCGGAACCCTTGATACCTGTGCTCATACTCGTGGCCGCCTTCGTTGACACCGGCTTTCTCAGCAGCACAAACCATGTGTCTGTCCCGACCTGCTCTTTGGGGGACATGAGCTTGACTATCTCCCAGCCCTCTGCTGATTGCTCCGTCAGGAATACTGATAGCCCTCCTATGGGCACACTCTTCTCTTGTTTGAACTCGTAACGCATCTGTTGCTCCTTTCGCGTTGTGGTTTCAGCGGTCATCAACGTCTCCTCGTTTGAGTGGGATGTATTTCTATATTGGGTTGATGTTATCACACCAATAATTCATGTCAAATGCTACGTCTGCTTATCCCTGCCGGTAGATAGCGGCACAACAGGCTAAAACTATTGGTAAATCGCAGCACCATGTTAAAGGGGATGGCAAGTTCTATCGATACCTCCTCATGGAAGCGCTATGAACAAAATAACGCAGAATGGGTCATTGGCCGACCGGATAAGAGCGGTCATGGCCGACCTAGGACATGACGTTGAGCTGCAAGAAGTGATGGAGCAGCTAAAGATGAGCCCTGATAGGCAGGAGACTGTCTCAACAACGTTGGCCTGTCTAAGGTCGATCCCACATGAAGAAGATGTGCCCTCCCATGAGACGCTTACGAGGGTCGAAATCTACGGCAAGATGAGGGCGCTCCTAGAAGAGATAGAGACCGGCACAGACCCTAAAAAAGTTGCCCGGCTTGGACTGAGGTTGAGGGTGCTTAGCAAGTTCTACGAGATGGCGTCTGGCGCTGGCTCGGGCGCTGGTCAGAAGGAGAAACATGTCCGTGCGATGAAATTATCAGATCTTGACAATATACCCGATTACGAGGCGGTAGGCTAATGGCCAGCCAACTCATGACGCTAGCACGACGGCTTGGTACACGCCGAGCACCGAGCGAGCCCCCGAAGGTTGAGACCGTCAAAGACCGCGGCGATGCTATTAACAACTGGTATAGCAGCAGATACGGCGATGGCAACCCTGACGCGGTTGTCCAAAAGGCGGGCGATTACTCGCCATACAAGAAGATGCGCTATGACCCGACCGTAAGCGCAGCCATAGCATACCTGACGTACCATGCCATCACAGAGAGCGGCAACGTGGATTGTGGCGATCAGGCCATCGTAGATTTCTGCGAAGACAACATCCAGAACCACATGGCCCGCAAGTTTGACGTCATCTTCCGCGACATGACGCACTGGGCAATCGTCTGTGGCAATGTTGGTGGTGAGATGGTCTGGGAACAGGACGCCGGCGAGTGGTGGTGGGCTGACCTACGGCTGAAGGACCCGGACTACATTGAGTATGACTGCACGGACACCGGCAAGGTGCGCAATATCTTGTTCAGACAGAACGGGACGGGCACTGCAACGCCGCTACCCAACCCATATAACTTCCCTATCTTGCGGTTCAACGAAGGGCTGTCAAATCCTTATGGTGAATCACTGCTGAGACCGGCATATCACATATATTTAGGCCGTGTAGCCCAGTTGAAGAACCTGTTGCTACATGGCGAACGGACGGCCTTCCCGACGATCATCGGCTGGTATCCAGCAAACTCACAGCTCCAAGACCAGACGGACTTTCTGGCAGCCATCAAGCAACTGTCCCGGAAGGTTGTTGCCATTCTCAGGGAGGGCATGAGGATACAGACGATGGAAGCCGGTCAGATCAACCCGGCAATGTTTATCGACCCATTAGAATACATGGCACGAGAGATATACCAGGCGATATGTGGCGGCTACCTGATGATTGCAGAGGGCGGCAGCTCCACGAGCTATAACGCTGGCATGATGCACGAATCGAATGTTGACGAGCGGGTCAAAGCGATCCGTGCAGCGGTTGAGGACTGCATCAATAGAAGCATCCTATTCCAGATTGCACGATACAAGTTTGGCTATGCACGGACGATAGCTAACCCGCCGAAGTATCGGTTCACGCCCCGACCGGACAAGAACCTGCTGGAATGGGCGCAGGCACAGCACGTGTTGAAGCAGATAGGCGTTGATGTGCCGATCAGCCATTTCATAATGAAGTGCGACCTGCCCGAGGGCACTAAAATGCTCACCACACCAGAGATGATAGACCATGCGTTGGTGGGCTCTGGTGAAACCAACGACGGGCGAATTAGCGTCAACCAAAAGATACGCGATGACACCAAGAACATCTCGAAGATTGACCGCTCAGCCGGCGCGAAGGGGATGTAACCGGTGATTGAGGAGGTGGATAGAGTGGCAAACGGCATAAAGACTATCGAGGGCATTGAGCTCTTCAAGACTGGCATACACAAGGCCGGCAATGCAGATGAGGCACAGGCCTTCAATGCAGCACGGCTCGACCGCTGGATCAAGAATACCAACCTGAAGGGGTTTGATACTGCAATCTCATGGATCGAACATCCGTCAAAGGACTTCGACAAGTATCTCTATCACACAGATCGGAAAACGGGGCGGGTAGCGCCGTTGTTTGGCGGGTTCCGCAACTTCCGTCGTGTGGACGGCATGTTGAAGGCCGACGCGGTAGTCCGCGCAGAATGGGCCGACGCGATGGGCACAGGTAACTCGTTCAGGAAGCCATCGATAGTGGTAACCGGCGAGGAGGATGACGAGGTAATCACATCCGTTGCGATGTTGGTGCCGGAGATCAACCCGATAGTGAAGGACTTGGCCCCATTGCCAAGCACACAGATCAAGATGAGCGAGTTTGACAAGTATTTTGACCCAAAAGAGGGAGGTGAGATCAAACGGTTCACACTGACATCAGATTTTTCAGAAGATGAAACGCAACTCCAATTTAGCCAGGAGAAAACCGACATGACTGACCTAGGAAAGGAGCTGGCGACCAAGCTGAAGGATGTAGAGAAGAAACTAGAGGCAAGTGATAAGTTGGCACTCAAGTTCTCCCAGCAGCTTACAGACGTGGACGCCAGACTTCAAATATCGAATGAGCTGAACGAAAAGCTATCGAAGCAGCTCGACGAATCTAAGGCGCGGGCGGAGCTTGCACGCTCCGCCAACATCACGGCTACGAATCTCCAGTTTAGCGAATCGCTGAAAACCGGACGCATGGCCCCGAACTTCGTGGAGAAGATTGGTGCATTGACAGAGGCAATGAGCAGAGGCAAGACAATGCTCAAGTTCTCTGAGCAGGACGAGGAAGCGCCGGTGCTGGAGAAGGTCAAGGCCATCTTCTCGGAGATGGTGAAAGACCCGACCGGAGTATTTATGCCTCCGGATGACACTGCTAAGCAGAAGACACCTGAGCATCCTCATGCCGCGAAGGGCAAGGACAAGGATGGCAATACCGCCAAGTTCTCTGAGATCGCGGATGAGATCGACTCGAGGGATGCCGCGTGCCTAGACGCACTAAAGCTGTCTGATGACGATCATAAAGAGCTGGCCAATCGTATGAAAGGCGGTGATGAGTAATGGCGGACGCAACAGCAGGGCTGCAATGTTACCGGCGCAAAGGCGAGCTATATGGATTTGCGGTAGCAGCGGCTGCCCATCTCTATTATGGCACGATTGTTAACAAGAACTCGTCTGGCTATGCCAAGAAGGGTGCGAATGTCTCTGGTGAGAAGGCGCTCGGCATCTGCGAGACAGAGCGCGACAACTCAGGCGGCGCTGATGGCGCTGGCAAGGCTGTCAACGTTTGGCTTGATGGCATTTTCAAGATTCAATGCACTGGCGTTGCCATAACTGACATTGGCTCGAAGGTGTATGTCGTTGATAACCAGACAGTTCAAACATCAGCGATGGGTTCCGGCTATGTGGAACTCGGCGAGATCGTCGGCGTTGCGGCCACGAACTACGCTGACGTCAAAATCAACTACTTCGCGTAAGGGGAGGTGATTACAGATGAGTTATGCAAATTTTGGCACTGACGACACAGCTCTTACGACCGCGATGATCCAGGGGCTACAAATCCATTTTGAGACGACAGCGAAGGACATTATGAAGCAGTCCACGCTGAAGCAGGTGGCCACTGTCACTAATGTCAAGCAGTTGAACCTGCCGATGCGTGCCCTTGAGTTCACGCCGACGATGAGACGTTGGGCCTCAGAAAGGGCCTCTCAGGTTGGTCGGACGCTTGAGAAATATGTCAAGTCGTTCAAATATGAGATCACACCTGAGATTGAACTGGAGGCGGTGCGTCAAGAGCAATGGGATTTGGTCGCTTCGATGATGGTGGAAAGCGCGGTGGAAGCCGTGCTCTATCCTGAGTCGGAACTCTACTCTATGATTGCGGCTTCGGATAGCGTGCTCGGCATGGACGATACATATATGTGTTCCAGTAGTCATGCGAACAGCCAGAATAACAAAGGTTCAGCAGATTTCAGTCTTGCTGAATTGAAAGCTGGCCGGCTTGCCATGCGCAAATTCACAAGGCCGAACGGACGCCCATTCTTGGTCAACCCGAATGTGTTGATCATCCATCCGGACAGTGAGGATTTGGCGAACGAGATCATCAATTCACGCCTTCTCATCGGATACGGAGGTGGCTCCAATACCACGGCGCCGCACATGAATGTTCTCTACAACTCGATTAACACGATTATCAGCAGACCAGAGCTGTCATCCGGCCAGTTCTTCTTGCTCGACAATCGTGGTGGGTTTAAGCCGTGGCTGTTCAACCAGCCTTATGGTGGCTACAAGTGGGACAAGGAAGGCAACACTGTCAGTAGGTTTGAGCGCGACGTCTACCGGTTTGGGATGATGTATCACTTCGGCATCAGCGGCACGATGTTCTGGTACAAGTGGTATGGCTCGAAAAACGGGGCATGGCCGACTTATACCGACCCGGAGACGGTTACAGGCTAATCGTTCGACACAGTGAACTGGTGATGGCCTGAAGATAGGCCATCACCCATCTTGAGACAAAGGAGGTTGCAGTGTCGAGTGTTAGCACAATAACTGTGGAGTCTGTTCAAGCGTCGGACAACACCAAGACCGATACAGAGATAGCCGCCTCGCTTGAGCGACGTAGTATCCCTGGCGGTAGTCAGACCGAGGGCTATTTCCTGAAGCTGCATTCACCGGCTGCTAGCGTAGGCGACATCAGTATTGAAGATGTCTTGGTTGAGATCACGCCTTACGTTGACGCTGGGATAAATGGGACTGTTGCAAAGACGCTCTCAGTTCAGAACAGCGGTGTTGTCTCATCGTATTACACATATCTCAGCAGTGCGACATATCTGGCGGTCAAGGTTGACGCTGCCTGCGATTATACCCCGGCGGTAGGCGATATAGTTGCCATTGCGAGTGACCACAATGGCACTAAACCGGACTACGCGAAGGTCTCGGCGGTTGACAGCACCCCGGCTGGGGTCGGAGATTATGAGCTGACGTTGGACGCAGCATTCGCGCAGGACTATGCGCGGGGCGCGCCATTGGTGTTCAACCCGGTGCCGTTGAAGGCTATTGGCTATGACCGCTGGAACGAAGGCATGAAGGTGCAGCTGTCCAAGCCGGGGCCGATAACAGCTATATGGAATGCTGGTGACCAAGAACTTGATGTAACCGCCATCACAGACGATGTGGTGCTGCATTCAGGCTGTGTGGTGGTCTTTGTGTCCGATGCAGAATGGACACCGGAGAAGATTGCCAAGATTGACGGGTTGTTCCCCGACAAGATAGTCGCGGGTAGCAACTTCAGCTCAGATTACAGTATCGGCAGCTTCAGTACTATGAACGGTGGCGAAGCGATTGGCTCTGGCGGTGTAACAAGATACTTCTTGCCGCTTGCTGTAGCCAACCTGACAGCGGCGCAATGTGCGGTTAGCTCAGCAGGGCTGGGTATGTTCACCGCTATCTTGGGTGGGCTGCCAACGTCGAGCATCAGCGGGACGATCACATAGATGGCCGGCTGGACAACGCCAGCAGATGTGCGGGCGGAGAACTCATTGCTGAGGCCTGAGCACGGCTATGACGACGTGGCGGTGCAGCGCCATATAGACGCTGTTACGCGCACCATGAAGACCTTACTTAGACCTCGGTGGGCGGCATATTTGACGGCGAGCGCATGGCTGTCTGACGAGCCTGCTTCTGTGCCACCTGAGTTATGTGACATCTGCCGTGAATGGGTAGTAGGCAAATGCCTGCTCGGCGCATACGGCCATATTGACCAATATGCGTTGCAGGCTTATGACATTATGACAATAGCACGACGGCGTATTGTGGGCGCGAACATAGGCAAGAATACCGAAGAGCTTGGCCTGAACCAATCGTTGTCTATCATGGGCGCGGATGGGGTGCTCTGCTCCGGAACATCAGACCTGATCCAAACGTCGGCCTACGAGCCCGGTGGCGCGGATGATGACTATCACGACATCGGTGGCGATGACCTTAATAATGCAATGGGGATTGATTACTAGCCATGTTTTCTGTTAGCGACCCAGTTATGTCGTCCGATGGTATGATGGGCGACCCGGTGGTTGCCACGTTGAAGGTGCTCGATAACGCCGATGATTATATCAATCGCCCTGTTGCGCAGGATATGGTCGAATACGCCAAGAACAACATTGAAACGGGTAGCTTCCCGAGCTCATTCGATTCGTCAGGCCGGAACGTGATGTATATGCCGCTGGCGGAAAAGACGCTACGGGACAAGCTAGCGATGGGTGCTCCTTACATGAAGCCCAACAAACGCTGGGGCACGCTCATAAACAGTATCCATGTGGTGTCTGTGAGTAATGGTGAGATAACGATTATCGCCGACGCCACACATGGACGGGAGCGGGCGAAAGCGATGTCGGCCTTAGCCGGGCGAGTTGGTGCCACAAAGTATGACCTGCTTAAGCTTAGCCGGTTTGTTCCGGGCACGGGCATGCGCCACATCTCGCGCGGATGGGACATTACGTTTGGCCCTAAACGACGGTTCACCGCATCTGACGAGGCTAGCCAACTACGCAAGATGAGAAGCGCGACCAAGCGGCCTGGGTTAGCAAAGATCGAGAGAGAGTTCTATGCCAAAGAGGACACGTTGAGCATAGCGCGCGAACAGAGGGCGGTCTGCTCCGGCAGAGGCTATCAACGCAGCTATGCCGGCGCTGTTGACGCTACGCGCCCGTTCTTGCGGTGGACAAAAGCCTTCATTGCAGGCCGTGTCCAGTATCATCTGAACCAAGCACTGGGGCAGTTTGGCGGGGATACAGCACGTTACGCCGAGACAATCGGTGTGGAGGTCAAATAAGATGACAACAGCTCTTTACGCCATTTGGGACGCGATGAGGGCGTGCTTGCAGAAGGATGCTGTGCTGAACGAGCCGGGTTACGGCTCGCTCAAGGTCTATATGTCCGTCCCCGACCCGCCGACAGACCAGCATTGCACCGAGGTATGGATTGAGCATCTTAGCTCACCGCCAGTTGACGCTACGCATGTGCAGCACAACTTCAAGATTGTTGTTGGCTACAAATCGTTGGCGCAACCACATGACTTTGGTGGCGACGGCAAACACCCGCTTGAACGACTATGTGATATTCAGATTGCCATCCGCGATGCCATACAGGATAACACGCTCGGCGCGACCGTCTCTGGTGGGTGCGTGGTCTCCAGCCAGTCCGGGATCGGTGTGGCCGAAGACCCGCGATATTATACTGCCGATTCGATGATCCGCTGTCTTGAGCTGTTGAACCCTGATGTGAACGGCCCGGAAATAACCCGGCAATGGCGGCTCTACTACGGGACGCGGGCATACAGCACGGGAGCCTATACCGACGTAACCGACTGGAAGCTGCTGAGCAAGGACGTGGCCTTCAAGCATCTGCCGACGCTGCCGGGCCGGTCAAAGCTGCAAACAGGGTTTAGGAATGAGACCCGCTGGCCTGAGAGGGAGAGCTATACAGCAGAAGAGCGGCATATCCTCACCCGTGTTACCAAGAGTGATAACGAGACGTGGGGCATGTATCTCGGCCAGACGATAGCTGAGAACGCTGACATGCCGTTAATGCACCACGGGACGGGCTTTATAGGCATCCCGAAGAAGGCGCTGCTGTTGGTCAACTTGCTGTCCGACGGCACTTATCTAGTGTTTTATGCTCCGAAGGTGAACATTGTGCCGATGGCGGATATAGGCACCACAGCACCTTACATGACGCTGAGAGGTAATATGCTCGGTGATGCTGAGAACCTGGAACCGACCGACCCGAACATCATCGGACATGGGAAGCGATATACATCATTGAGTGTTGATTGGGATTGAGGTTTTAGGAGGTAACGGATAATGGCTGAACTACCATGGGAACACACGACAACAGGGCTTGCGCTGAATGTCCAGATGGACAGGTCTGGAGAGGACATCCCGAAGGACTATGCTGGCGGAATCAATGACCATGCCAGGTCGTTAGGCCGGAACTATTCAGGTGGTATGACCCATGCACACGATACAGGTATTGACGAGACAGACCCTGACGCGCTTGGGCTGAACATCGTGAGGATTACCGAAACAATAGCGGAGGTGCCATGGCCGGGTAGCCCGATGCAGGTCTCTAACGCAGGCTCGGGCGCGGCGGTGGAGCTTAACCCTGAGCTGCCGTTCACCAAGTTCTTACAGCCGGCCATCAAGGGCACACAGGACAGTCTGGTCATCATAGCGAGCAACGCGCCGTTGACAGTGGCTAGTGACGCCGGCATCGACGAGTCGTTCCGCAAGACCAACCTGAAGAAGGGGGTGTTGTTGGGGGGGGTGGACACCATCTATAACTTCCATTGCAAGAGCCAACTGCTCGCAGCCTCACAGTTCACGATCATACTCGCTGGTGCTGCGGCTTATGCTCCGGGTGTCTATAAGCTGAAGAGTATCCGGCATGAGTATGACCCGGCTAACCCAGACAATGTGGAATACACGTTGGACCGGTTCACAGCCAATACCGAGGCTGGCCCAGTGGGGCACGTAGCCCACATGATCGACATCTTACAGGCCTCGCATGTACCGCCGGTTGAGGACGTATCATCGGGCTTGCCGGCTAAGGCCGACCTGATCATCGGCACAACGGCTGATTGGACAACGGCAGCTGGCGAGAGCGAGATCGGCAGCGCGGCAGCGTTGACCGCTGACTCAGCATACTTGGTAACGAGGACGCGGACGTTGAGCATCGACGGCCCAGCGGAGGAGAGCTATTCACTGATAGTCTGGCCGACCGGCGATTGTGTTGATCCAACCTAACATGAGCAAGAGGGAAGCGTGGTACAATCTATTGAGGTTGGTCGATTAGCGGCAGACGGAGAATCACTTTCAAAGGCTGGTATCATCCAGCTGTCAGGTATCTTCAGGGAATGCACAAAGGCCGGCGGGGTGGCAGACCATGAGACGGCTGCGTCTGCATTAGGTATCCACCCAGAGACTGCATGGCGAGCGTTTGAGTATTGGCGCTGTCAGGCTGATGCTAAACATTTCGTCACCCACTATTGCATGGTGCTATCCCCTCAGGACGAGGGCGGCATGGTGCACGCCCAGAAGTTTGTGCCGGTGCAGCAACAGCTGGAATACATCGATGCGCTGAACGCTGGACGCCTGCTGCCAGCTGTCTATGACCCCGATAAGTCGGCTGCCCGCCGTATCCACTTCACCAAGAAAGCCCGGAAAGAGGGCTGGACAACCACTACTGGCCTGTATTTTCTTCATGCGATGTTGTTCCGTCAGTATGAGGACATCTCGCTGATCTCACTTGACCATTACGGTTCCAAGACATGGCTCTCGGATATGATGAGCACATACGATAACCTACCTGATTGGTTGAAGCGCCGATACATCAAGAGGACCGAAGAGGTCATCATCTTCGATAACAATAGTCGTGTCAAGGCATGGCCGGCAGTCCAAAAGGCAGGTCGCTCACGGTCAACGACTGGCATCGGTATCGACGAGGGCGCAACAATACAGAAAGATGGCAAATGGGTTGGTCTATGGGCGGCCGCGCAGGGCGCAGGCTCACTTGGCATCATAACAACGGGCAGCACCTGTGATTGTCCCGGTGATAGCGCTTACGCCCGTCAGGTTGACAGCTCTAGCGGTGGGCACAAACGTTGGATGTATCACGAATGGCCGTGGCATACATTGCCCTGGCATACCCCGGAATGGTTGCAGCAGCAGCGTGAGGAATGCGGGAACGAAGCGCAGTTTCAGACAGAATATATGATGCGCTGGATGGGCACTGGCGCGCCAATCATGCCGATTGAGATCATCCAAGCGCGGATAGATACGCTCATGGAGACCGAGCCTGAGTACGATATTACGTTCGCCAACGCATTTATCCCATCGATTAACCCTAGCGGCTCTAACTCTAGCATAGCTGGCAAGCATATAGTCAAAATGTGGCGGCCACCTCGGCCGGGCACACAGTATGTCCTTGCGGTTGATACATCGTTCGGCTCGGAAGGCAAAGACCGCTCGGCGATGGTGTTGCTCGACCAAGAGACACGTGAGGTGCCCCTGACCTATCACTCGTCGCGCAACGACCTACGACTGGTCGTAACGCACGCATACAAAATCTCTGATATTTACGGTGGATGCCCAATCTGCATGGAGCGTAACGGGCTTGGTATCGCGGCGTTGCAATATGCTGAACAGTTTGGGCTTGGCCGGCTATGGAAGCAGGATATTGCTGTGCAGGGTATCACGCCGTTCCCGTCGTTCGACAATGCGCATAAGCAGCAGGAGCTCCAGCCGCAGGATTATGGGTTATGGATCACCAACGATCGGAAGCTGGAGGCATATCAAAAGATATATGACCTACTCATCCGGGACATGCTGGTGATCTACGACCCGGCAATACTGCACGAGCTGACGAATATCACTATGGACCGGAACAAGCGTGTCCATGCTGGCAGCGGCCATGACGACCTTGCGGACGCGCTGGCAATCGCCGTCTTTATCTCCAACCTTGAGTATGCGGCCAAGATAGATATGGCACAGCAGGTCTATACCGAAACGAGCCAAGTAGAACGTGCAATGGCGGATTGGGTAGCATAATGGCGGTAACAAGCAGACATCGATATGCAATATGGCCCCGACCTGTTGACGATCTCTCCGGGCCGAGGCGTGGCGCGGACGGCAAGGCCACCTACGAGGTGCTTGGCCGCAAGTATTTCCTGGTGATCATACTGAAGGAGATGGTCGATGCGTCTATCGACGAGGAAGAGGCGCTGTATCTGACGAGCCGTGCTGCTGGGCTAATCGAGGATGGCCGATGTAAGGCATTGCCAGTATCAGCAGACGAGTCAGAGTGGCCGTGCCCCTACGCGGGCTGCCCTGCGCTGAGCGAGTTCTTGATGGTCGGCTCAAAGACGTTCCCGTCGTTTCAAGACGATGTTCGATATGTAGTATCACACTTCTATTTTGAGGCCTATGTAAAGGCCTAATACATACACAAAAGGGAGAAACAGCATGAGTAACGACTTGGAGATCATCCATTTCGATGACCTGACAGATGAGCAACGTAACGAGTTTGCCGGGCATATCCCGGACGTAGCGTTGCTGAAGAAGAAGGTCTTGTTCGGTATCGGCAAAATTGGCATACCCGTTGTGGAGGTAGAGATACCCAACATGGCGGCGGCCACATTCCGGAAAGAGATGGGGCTTAACCGGATACAGGGGATGGAATGGCTTGCTATCCACCAGAATGATGAGGCAACCGCCGCCTTCTTATGGGCGATTATCACGGCCAAGTATCCGGACAAGGACACCCGCCCGTTCAAGAGCCAACAGTCTGTCTTGCAGGCCATGACACCCGGCCAGTGCAAGACCAACTATGCTACCGCGTGTCGCATCGCTTACTTCCCGACGGAGGACATGCCGGAGGAAGGGCGGGATTTTTTCTTGATCTTCGCGCTCGGCGGAGGGTTGTCCCCGCTGGTCGAGACGGTGCAGATGCTGAAGTCGATGCCGGCGCTGTTCTATCAACTGTCACAGAACAGCCAGAACATCGACAAGATAGCCGAGCGGGTGGGCGTGAAGATCGACACACCGGGCGACGAGCCAAGTGGTCAACCCACAAAAACATCAAGTCCCTCCAGCTCTGGGCCTACGCAACCCACAGAGGCATCAGAATAAAGGACGCGATCAATGAGATGGAGCCTTACGAGACGATGGTCATGGCACAAGCGCTGACAGCCGCTATCGATATTGGCAAGCATGTCATAGCAGAGGCCATCGGACTAGCGTTCTTCGGTGACCCAGAGGCCGATAGCCGCAAGCCTGATAGACCAGACGTAGGCAAGCCTCGTAAGCCGCCTAAGCCCAATAAGGATTATGCCGGGCCGCTTGTGTTCCCCGACGAGATACCGCTGGTAACGTTTGGCGAGCGCCATGCAGCGGCTAACGACAGGCTGGTAGCCCGGTTGCGGCGACTGCTGTCGGAACACGGCGAGCCAACCTACGAGTCGATCTCCGACAAGGATTGGAAAGGTATCCAATGGGCGGATTTGATCCATCTCTGGACACCACACCGGCAGGAGCTGTCCCGTGATTCGGGCCGGCTTTATCGTGCAGTAGCGTCACTGTCAACTATATGGAGCTACTACATGGCGAACCCTGAGGCCGACAGGAAGCAGCTGGTGAAGGTCTATATGCAGCGGAAGCTCAAGGCGGACGACATTACCGAGGCCGGTTTCTACCTGTTGCTTGACCATGTGCTTGACTACGTGAAAGGGTCTGCGATTTAGGATGGCCATCGCTTCGACCACACACAAGATAATTTATGAACATGACTCCATCTTGCAGGCTCAGCAGGCACAAGAGCAGTTCCGGCAAGCAGGGGTCACCGCCGCCAGCGATCTAACAAAAGCGTGGGCTGGCCCCATAGCTCAGATATACCTGCTGAACCGGACTATCGGCGAGAGCAGCCGGAACATCATCAGCGCAACAGACAAGGCGGTCAGCCATTTCAACCGTGTGATCGAGCGCGGCATGTCCAGCGCCACCGCTGCCGTTGGTGGGTTTACATCGAAGTTTATCAAAGACTTCGTGGACATGGGCAAGGCCGTCGAGGGCTGGCGCGTTGGCATGAAGGTTGCGTTACGCGACGCTGAGAAGGCGCAGCAGATGTTCGCCTATGGCAAGGCGGCCATGTTCAAGACACCGGCTCAGATACCTGAAATCATGGGCACGCTGAAGTATATGACGGTGGCCGGCATACCGACTCAGAACAAGCAGGGTGGTTATCACGGCACAGGTGGGTTCTTCGATGAGATAGCTGATACACACGCTATGTTCGCCTCAGAAGGCATCTCAATGCGCCAAACGGCATATATGGTCAACATGGCGCGGCAGGGCTACTGGCGGCGTGCAATGCGGTTTGGCTTCAACCGTTCCCAGTTCTCCGAATGGGCCGAGGGCCAGGGCTATACCGATATGTTCAAGGGCGGCAAGGTTAGCGGCGGGTTGACCGGTCAGGGCGACCTAGCGCTTGAGGCATTCTTGAAGAACAGGTTTGGTGGTGGTGCCGAAGAGACCATGAACACCTTGATGGGCGCTATGTCAGTATTGAAGGATGTTGCCAACCGATTCAAGATGGATATGGTGCAGTATGAGGGCGGCGCTTACGACACTTGGAAGGACATGGTCATCCGTGCGCGTGAGGCTGGCACCAGCTGGGCGGCAGGTGGTGGCCCGGAGAAGTACATGGCCTTGATCAACAAGGCCGGTGTTGGTGGCCTGCAGCTCGGCGAGCAGGCGCTCATGGGCGCTGCTGACTGGTTTGGTGGCCGGTTCAAGAAGAATCTAAGGGGCGAAGAGCCGGTTGATTATGCTGCTGCGCTTGGAATAACCGGGATACAGGGCGTCGGCGGACTTGCTACGATGGGGTTGACCGGGTTGACCAAGATTATCTCCGGCGAGGACAAGAGCGCGATGGCCGAGGCCATGCGTGAAGTATGGCGTGCCGGTGTCGATGAGATGCTGACGTTCTTGAAGAGCCCGGAACTCGCCGGGGCAATCAACGCGCTCGCATCGGAAATATTCCCCAACCTGATCAACATCTATGCCGAGCAGTTTGCCACAGTGTTTGCGGCACGGATGAAGGCCGGCATCACAATGGCGACAGAAGCGCCGTTGGCAACTTTGTTTGTGCTTGGCAAGAAGATGCTTGCCTCGATGGGCGGGTTCACTGCGGGTGGATACGCGGGTTACAAAATGTTTGGCAAGGCCGGGGTTATACCGGGTGCGCTCGCCGGCGGCATCGGTGTTCCTGCTCTTATGGCGGCTCCTCAAATCGGGAAGTCTATGGGCATGTTCCAACATGGCGGCCCCATCGGCGGCACTGGTGAGATACCTATCATCGCGCATGGTGGCGAGTTTATGATGAACGCCACCGCGACCAAGAAGTGGCTGCCAATCCTCAAGGCCATGAACGCACAGAGCTTGGCGGATGGCGGAATCGTTGGCAAAATATGGGGCGGGATGGGCGGAGTAAAGCTCACGCGAGACCCCGGTTCAGCACTCAATCGCCTAGCTACTCGCCGTGAGATATATTACAATGAGCTATTCACGCCAGAATATCCTTATGAGACTCCATCAGTTGACTCGTTCCGCCTGGGTGGCATGAGACCGGGCGATGCTTCTAAGATAATGCACGCATCATGGCTCAAGAAGATGATGCTCCGTATGAGAGTAAATCGTGGGTTCTTTGGAATGTTCCCATCTGGCGTCATGGGCAAGTGGGGGAGATGGGGGAAGATTGGTCGCGGCATAGGAAGAGCCGGAATCTATCATCTTGCCGAGACCGGAATCAGGGCTGGCGGAGCAGCTACATGGGCTGGCGCAACAGCAGAAGGCAGAAGACGCTATTACGAGCAGTATGCAGACCAGGGATATGGTTACGACATGTCAGAAGAGTGGGGCGATTTTCTTGCTGCCCCATTTGCGAAGCCATATCAAACATTCGTGGCGCGCAATATCATGGCGGACGAGGGCGATGTCCGGTCGTGGGGCATGGGTGATTTCATTGCAGCTGCGGGCGGCAGAGCGTGGGGTGGCCACGAGACATACGGCAATTTCGGCGGATGGATGCGCCGTGCTTCCGGTAGTGCCACGCAGATGCAGGAATTAACTCGTTATCGGGGCAGCCAACTTGCTGATGTGGTTATCAGGCAAGAACAGGAGTTTGCTCGTAGGCGGCATATACGTGATACAGAGGGCGATGATTTTGTTCGCGTGCCGGGCGGACTACCACTTGGCGGTGAGGTGGGCGCGGGCATGGGCGTTGATACGTCAGCGGGCGTGAACCACGCGATCAAGAGGATAAAGTCTGACATGGCCGCGATATTCGGCACGCCAGGCGTTGCCAGAGCTGGCGAAGGCCGCGTCATTACTGGAGGCCCTTATAGTCGCGTCTATGATCCGACCGCGTCGCTTAACGCCGCCCGCCAGCCCGTCCACTCGGAGGTCAACGACATATCTTGGGTGGGGTATTAGTTGATGAGAACCAGCAACAGCCCTAGCAAGAACCAGCATACCCCTACTATGAATGGTGATAGCAATATCAGCAGCACTATGGTCGCAATACCACTCAATCCAGCCCCACAATGCGGGCATGTAAATGTGGATGAGTCGATCATCCCGCCACATTTCTTGCATGGTTTCAAAGCCATATCCAATCTCCTTTTCAAGCTGATATTGGTACAGATGTTGAACGAACGCACGGTTTTGTCAAGTGAGCGCCGATGACGATCAAGAAGATTAGCACCCGGCAGGTTTATACAGCTGCGTTGGCAGACGAGGATGTGTTCCGGTTCTCATACAACGCATTGGGCCGCGAAGCTAGCGAGGCGGCAGAGCTGACGGTGGCGGCCACCAAGTTTGCTGACCTGAACCCTGACGATGACCCTGTTATCTGTGTCCAGTTCACATCCGGCCAAAAGATGTATTTTGACATAGAGGACAGGGGCCTCGACATTGACGATCTGGGCACTGAGCTGACAATCAGCGTTGTGCCCTCCTCATATCGGCTCTTAGAGCTCGGCCAGAACAAGCTGCTGGCCTACGTCTATTGCACCAAAGAGGACTTTGAGCTCTGGCAAAATACCACAGCAGGCCGTGAAGAGATGAGCAAACAATGGTTTGGCGCCACAGCACCGGGCGTGGAATATGAGATACGTGAACGGCTCAAATACCAGGATGACCCATGGACAGACCGGGAGATACTTGAAGACCTATCCGACATACATGGCATAAGCGTTTGCATAACAGCGACGGAGCGGACAGTTACTAAGACAAAGCCCGTGACAATCGACTGGACAGAAAACTTCTTTGCTGTTGTCAAGTCGCTCTATAACGGCCAGTTTGTCTCGGTCAAGTATGACAGCCTAGGCGACACTCTGTTCGTCATCGACGTGTTCGATGAACCGGCTTCATACCTCTCGATACTGGAGAACAAGCCGCTTGCTTCCCTCGACTTTGCCCATCCACAGCTGAAGGATGACGCCATATTTGAGCTGATGGGCGGTGAGGTAGATTTCAAGGCCGAGGACTACAAATGGGGTGAGACATGGACACAACCTCTTGACCCCGGACGGGCACGGCTGCCGATACACAATACCTACCTCCGGCGGCTGATGAGCGGCAAGGCCCCATATCCCGAGGACTTCTTTGCAATCGGCCAGATTGGGGTGTTGCTGAAGGCGAGCGCTGACCCGATCTACTCTGCGCTATCGCCTGCTATCCAGAAACGCATCTCGGACTTTTATCGGATCTTGCCGCATGACAATCGGCTGTTCAGATTGGCGCAGGACAAGTCGAAGGAGCTCAAGGTCTGGGCTGCTACCCGTCCCTTCTACTTCCGGCAGCTGAAGCGGCAGCCAGACATCTCTGACGCTGACCCGACCTCTCATGTAGTCAAGGAGGTGTGGAACGCCTCCAACTCGGTCGGCGAGGACATGGGCGTCATGGTCTATGCCCGCGAGCGGCGCTACGAGGCCGAGGATGACGAAGAACCACTGAACGGCACAGCAACCAGCAAGGGCAAGTTCTTGAAGGAGCTGCGAGAGACCATCACGTTCTACGAGGGCATGGTTCCGGGCGTGGCAAAGCCGGTCGCCAAATGCAAGATAACGATGATAGGCCGCCGGCTGGTTGAACTACGCCCCGCCGGGTTTGATGCTCACACCGCTGTCTCTGCTCAATACAATGAGTGGTATCATGAGAACGGCAAAGAGTTTGGGCATAGGGCGTCGTTTTTCAACTCAACGGCAGCGGCTGCCGCTAACTCCACAGGTTCAACAGGCTGGACACCGCAATGGGTGTGGGAGCCGAACGCAGGTATGGAGATCGAGGCATGGTTATACGACGAGCGTGGCTACCCAGTATGGCAGACCAAACGGGTGTTCGGGGTCACATACGAAGAATCTGGCGGAGAAGGTAACTCTGGCATCGACGATTACAACACACGCCCCCCCGAAGATTATGCTGTCAAGAGTGAGAGCGGAGACGGCAAGACCACGATCTATAACGACGCCTTTTATGAGAGGGGCAACAGCGGTGATTACCTAGGTGGTAATGGCGGGTCGTTTGGCACCACGTCCGGCACAGCTGGCGCGGCTGCCGTTGACAGCCAGAACAAGGGGAACGCCCACAAGCGCTATGAGCTCTCGCGTATCCAGAAGCTCGACAAGTATTCTGGTATCTCAAACAACACGTTCCACTGGATGATCCTGACCAATGACGGCTGGACGCAAGACCCAAGGTGCCTCGTATCCGCGACGGACACCTTCTACATGCCCATCGACAGGAGCATGATGCAGGTAATCGCCATGAATAAGGCGCTAGTCAACGGGCTGATGGTCAGCTGGCAGGATGAGCATGGTGTGCCCAACAACCAGCTGACGAAGAGCAAGGTGGAGATGATCCAGCAGAAATGCTATTATAACGTGAACTTCCCGGAGCCGGGCGACTCGCTGGAGGTTGTGAACGCAGGCCAACGTGTGGGAATGGCGCATCTGACTGATTGGGAGCTGGTAGCGGATATTGGCGCTCGGCTACATGCGCAGAAGACATCGTTACTGAACTCATATTCGATAGACCTGCACGGCTCGTTCCTCATCCCGGCTGGCACACGCATGAAGTTCACGACCCCGCAGAGGGAGATTATCCGGCATGGTGGCCGCAAAGAAACGTTATCAGAGACAACATATAAGGGCACGGTAGAGAATATGCGCATCTCACCGGACAGCAAAGGCTCGATGACGGCGAATATCGCCATGCGCGACTTCATAGGCCGGGGATCAATCTGATGGCCGGGCCACCGCGCAGCAAGCACGAGATTATGGGGCATAAATTGATTGACGGCGTTCCTGTGCCCTTGAGCCAGATGACGCCGGATGATAAGACGGCCTACGACCTGACGCCACCACCGTTACGACACGGGCAGATAGCAAGCCGTCTGCAAGGTGGTGAGAAAGCGCTGAACCTACTCGGGCGCTGTAACGGGATAACGGGCGGGCTTGAGAGCATGGAGGTGGTGGAGTTCATATCAACGTTGAGATGTAAGCCGTTGCCTGCCGAGCGGCTTGGCATGAACACCGACATCGACGGATACGAGCAATGTGCGCACTCAGTTGATTTTGGCAGTATCTTGCAGGGCTACTTCCCGGCGGCATGGAACCATCTAACTGACACATTGCGCATATTGTCTTTTTTTCCTTTTGCAGAGGATGGCTGGTTCCAATGGGCGTGTCAGGAGTGGTTGGGCTCCTCCGCTACTACGTCGGCTGCCCAGCCGGCCATCCTCACCTATCGTAGGGGCAAGGAACACGGCACAATGAAGAGTTACATGGGTGGCGCTTGGCCCACAGAGGATGCTGCTACCACCATGCCTCACCGGATCGTGGGTTTCTCCCAGGGTCGAGCGCTGCTCGATACACGACAGCTGCTCAACGATGATGGTGAGGATATTATTACCCGTGGCGCAGCTGGGGCCATAGAAGGTGTGGAATGGTCGAATGTATCGTCTGTGTCGGGTGGAATCGAGCTCTGGCATGTAGCGAACCAAAGACGCATATCTGTGATATGGGAGCAGGAGGCTCCGATCTATCGCAGTGATTCCTTCCCTGACGAGAGCATACCGCCGGTCCGCACCGAGATTGGCGAGCGGGTCATCTCTGCTACGATGTGGCATAGCAAGGTGGTGTTGCTCACGCACCAAATTACGAACGTCGCTGTTGGGAGACCTGCCGCAGACAACCTGATGCTAGAGGTTACGTATCGGCTGTATCTATACAATATCCAGACGGGCGACTTCCAGCAGGTCTATCCTGAAGGGGTGGCAACTGACAAGATATGGGTGCGCTATACCTCACATGGGACGGAAGGCCCCGACGATGTAACGCCACATCTCTTCGCTGCTGATACCCCGGAGGGGCTTTATTATGCCGGCGGGCGAACAGGCTCAGGCTTTGCGATTCAATGTTTGTTGCCCAACTCCAACGACGGGCTGCTCTATCTTCCGTTGAACTACGTGGAGCACGAAGGGGTGTTCACAACAGGCTCGTTGGCCGGCACTCTGATGACACAATCAGCTATCAGGCTCTATGCGTATGGGCTGATCCCGGACGAGAACGGCACGCTACCGTTCAAGGGATACGTTACCGGTCCCTACGGTGAGGCAGACAACATCGGGTTTTACAATGCCGCCCACAGCTTTTGCAATCTGACCGGAGATTGATATAATGCCAGCAGGAGAGAAATTGATATGAGCCAAAAAGAACGAGTGATACACGAGGACAAGGCAAGGCGGATGAACGAGGCGCACTTCCCGAAACGTGAACGGCGGCCACTTGGCTTCAGCCTGTTTATGCGCGACATCTCGCCACAACCAAAGTTCGGCAAGAAGGACACTATCCTCATGCCGAGCGCCAGATTTGGGCAATGGGTAGGGGTATGAAAAAAACGATATTCAAGACAACCTTCAGTTGGGCTAAGCGGCTATGGGACGTCCTCAGACGGACGGCCAAAGCTGCGCCGGGATACATGATGGACGCCACCAAGGCGCTGATCCCGATAGGGATTATTGGGCTGGCGATATGGCGGGTCTTCTTTGCGGCAACACCCTCCGCCGCTATAGACTGGGCATGGTCGTTTGTGATCCTGTGCTGTGGCGTTCTGTTCCTGGTGCTAGCGGTCGTGGTGCTCGACCATGTGATCGCGCGGTTGAAGAGATAACGCTGATGGCAGACTCAAGCACATTTATCAACGCGCTTGCTCCTGATGAGGTGGCAGTCTGCACCAGCGTCATGGATCGGTGCGGCGTGCATATCAAGGCGGACGGATATGCGCCGGACGGACGACGCGCCATTATCTTCTGCCGGAAACGATGCGCCTCGGACGGGAACTTTGCCCCAGCGCTTCAGCCAGTGTCCCAAGCGTTTGTGAGAGAAGATGAGGCTCGCAAATGGCTGGAGTGGCTTGACAGCGCAGTTAAGCGGGCGGGGGGCAGGGTATGACGATTATTCACGGCGATTGCCTAGCCAAGATGCGCGACATGGATGCGGCGAGCATTGACCTCGTGGTTACAGACCCTCCGTACGGTGTGGTGTTCATGGGCAAGGCGTGGGACAAAGCCGTGCGTGTGGCGAGAGTGCCTGCGGGTCTTGAAGCCGGGCGCGTTCGCGTTTGTTATGAGTCTCCCTCGTCAGGACTGCTTGGCTCGGATGATATGTAACATTGAGGACGCTGGATTCTCAATAGCCCAATCAAGCATCTACTGGGCGTTTGCCACAGGATTCCCAAAGCTGCACTCAGTGGGCAAAGCCATCGACCGCAAGGCTGGCAAGGAGCGAGAAGTGGTTGACCGTCAAAAGCGAAAAGGCTCTGCGTTTATGAAAGAGGGGCAGAAGTGGCAATCTAATGGTAAAGCAATAGATGGGCGAAGCTCTGATCTTATTGCAATTCGTGTTGAGCAAATGTCAGCAGATGGCGTCCCCATCACCGCCCCCGCGACCCCCGAAGCCGCCCAGTTCGAGGGCTGGTGTCCTGCAAGTTCCCTGAAACCGGCAGTAGAAGTAATCATTTGTGCGCAAAAACCGATGAGCGAGAAGACGTATGCAGCCCAAGCGTTGGCTAGCCTTGAGGACGAGCATGTTGCACCGGGCTGTCTTAACATGGAGGCGGCGCGGATACCGATAAATGGAGATGATGGTCAAAACTTCCGTGAAGGAAGATACGAACGAAATACTGATAATGCGGCTGTGCCATTTGGCGCAAAGCCTGGAGAACGCCCAAGTTATACGAAACATCAACATCCCCAGGGCCGCTTCCCGGCTAATTTGATAGTGGAATCAGACGTGCTTAACGACGGGCGGGTGAGAGTATCTTGTTGGGGCAAGCATTACGCAGGAGACCGACGTGGCGGGGATAGCCATGTGTTTAATTGGTGACTCCGGTTCCTTCAGCCGCTATTTCTCGCTGGATCAATGGTTCGCCAAGCGCCTCTCCGAGTTGCCCGAAGGCGTGCAGCGGACGTTCCCGTTTCTTGTGTGCCCCAAGCCCAGCAAGCGTGAGAAGAATAAGGGCTGTGAGGGGCTGGAAGAGAAGCCAGTATCAGAACGCTATCAAGGTGGTGGCGAAATAAAGACTTGGATAGACCGCAAGGATGGCAAAGGCAAAGTTGCAGTGAATGCTAAAATGCACCCAAGAGCCAACCACCATCCGACCTGTAAGCCCGTCAAGCTCATGTCTTGGCTCATAACCCTCGGCAGTCGTGAAGGCCAACTAGTCCTTGACCCGTTCATGGGCAGCGGAACTACAGGGGTGGCGGCCAAGATGCTCAACCGCCGTTTTGTGGGCATTGAGATGGAGCAGGAGTATGTTGACATAGCTGAGGCGCGTATCGAAGCGCACGCCACCCCGGCGCAGACAGAGATATTCTCCGGAGCAGCGGTATGACGATAGCCCTCGATGTCTTTGATTGCTACCCACCAGCAGAAGGGACGTGTGGCCGCCAGCAGGTCAACTTCCGGTTCAAGTTGGCTAACACTGCCTCAACCTACACATGGGACATCGATTGGGACACGGTGCATATCTACTTCAAGGCGGACGGCGGAACCTACGAGGCGATAGTCGATGATGGTGCTGTGGCAGACAAGCATTCTGACTACGTGCTGTTCTGCAAGAGCATGATTACCGCCAACACCTTTGCGGCTAACCAATGGGCGTGCGGCCATGCCCATACCCAAGGCGCATTTGTCTGGGACTTGCCAGCAGGCTTCCCGGACGGCAAGACGTATTGGCTCAAGATAGAGTTTGACGACACCAACGGCAGCTCGTATTCCGAAGAGTGGTGGTTTACAACAGCTGCTGCGTCGGACATCGGCCCTCGGAAACTCAGGTGGCTCGACACCAGCGATAACAAAGCCACTCAGCGCTTCGGGATATGTCCTTATGGTGGGACGGTCAGCATCCCTGCTCGGTTGAGCTGGGCTGCGGACAACCCATACGCGCCCACGGCCTATCATTTATGGGTCGAGCCGCTTCATATCCCGACTGAGACTACCGTGCGGCTCAAGATAGCGAATAGGGCTTATATGCCTGTTACGGGCACCTGGATCAAGATAACCTTCGATCCAAACGATGCTGACGGGTTGCCTATCCCGGCGCAGGGCTACATTGATGTTGAGCTGCAACTCACGTCCAACTCAGCGGACAGCAAGCCAGTGTTTGTAAGCCTTGCGTTTCATGTGTATGGTAAGGCAATAGCAAACCAGTTTGCGGCCAGCTCGTATGCCGCCAACGGGATAGCGAAGATGGACAGACTGAAACTGGACTTCTCCGCCGAGCTCTTCTCTAAAGAGACCGGCGATTACTTCAGGGACACATTAGGGATAAGTATGGAGGCATCATGAGTGAGAACGAGAAATCTGAGATGGCTAACATCCAACAACGAAAAATAGTTGAGAAAGAGAAGGCGCTAGAGCTCTTGGTATCCAAGTATAATGTCATGCAGCAACAGATTGATGTCTTGAGAAAAGACATTTGCCAGCAAAGGCAAGACATTGGTGGACTAGTAGCAACCACCGACATAAATCTCGATGAGATGATTAGCAGATTGTGGGGCGAAATCCATGATTCCCTTAACGATGCCCGCACATTGCCGCTATGCAAAACACCGAATAGCTGGACAATCGATAGAATACGAGATGCGGTCAATCGGTGCCTTGCCATTATCCGCGACGGGGAGAGCTATGCAGAAGTCATAGTCCCGTTAAGCGGAGGGGATAATATCCCGGTTAGGTCATTTTCGCTGCGAGTATCCGCTATCTGCAGGCGACCCTATGAAGAGGCGAACATAGAACAAGAGATATTTCTTACGGGAACGTTGGTGCTTGGATGCACGAGTAAGTATTTCTGTTGGATGATAGCATGAGTGAGAACGAGAAATCTGAGATGGCTAACATCCAACGCGGCAGATTGGTTATATGACGGTCAGAGGGAGTGTCCACCAAAGGAGAATTGTGAAGAAGTGCGACCTAACGTATGACAAATGGGCTGCGGCAGCAGGGCTTACAGCATGAGAATAATCCATCTGTCCGACCTACACCTGACTACTGACGAGAAACACCGGAATAACCAGAACGCATGGCGGCTGGCGGAGCATATCATCAGCAAGTATGCTACTGCTCCCGGTGAGACGGTCGTTGTGGCGACCGGCGACCTCACTGACAACGCTCTTGAAGATGAGCGGCGTGCTCTGATTGCGCTCTTGGCGTTGTTGCGGATGCACTTTATTGTTTTGTGCTGCCCCGGCAACCATGACTACGCCTGCCGCGGTATTGACTTCACGCCGGAGTCCGTCCCGCTGTTCAGGAAGGTAGTCCGCATGGACGCTCCGCCTATCGTATGGCAATCAGAGCATGAGCCGATAACGTTCATCGGCCTCGATAGCGCTGATCCGCAAGACAATGTGTGGGTTGCTCGTGGCATCATCGGCAAGCAACAGCTGGCCGGGCTGAATAGGCTGCTTGACCTTCATAAGAAACGAGGGCGGGTGGTTGTGGTCTATCTCCACCATCATCCGATTGTGCATAAGGTCGGGTGTGCGTTGAAAGACAACATCGCGCTTATGAACCGTATGAAGGGGCGCGTAGCTGCTTGCCTATTCGGGCATAATCACGAGTCGGGCGCTTACATCGACCAATTTGACGGGCTACCGCTGCTCTTGGCTAGTGGCATGTCCACTGAACCTGATCAGAACAACAATCTCTCATATCGGGTCATCCTGACCCACGGCGGGCGGGTTGAACAGGGCGTTTATACCGAGACAATAAGGGGAACATAATGGCAGAGCCAACAGTCATACCAGCACAGCGGACTTGGGTCGCACGCACGGGCACAAGCTACGAGGTGAGCGGTGAGACACATACCATAACCGTAACTGCACTTAGCTTTGAGCTCAACGTATCGCTCGACGAGACCAAGAAGAACCTCATCGTAGCTAGCTCCAGCGGCACTGGGGCGCTATCAAAGATATATTCTGGCAGCCCGTCGTCGGGGCAGATACTCATTAACCACAACAACAATACCTGCACCTGCCATGCTGACGATGTGGGCACAATCACGATCACCTATTGGGGCGATGGCTCACATGTTGGCGCACAGGCGCTAAACGACATGGTGGAGGCCACCGAGAAGGCGTATAAAGCAGCACGGCCCGGCCATATTTCCAAGACGGATGGTGAAGACAACAAGTTTGATGTGGACGCTGGCAACTTCTATTCAGCGTCCACTGACATTAGCGGTATGAGCTATGCGGGTGATACGGACGTTGACCTCGACCTCATCTGCGATGCGCATGGCACAGCGGCAAGCAAGTGGGTAAAGATACTACTCGGCATTACCGAGAACACACCCGGAGTGGGGAAGCTATCGACGTCCGTTTCCGCTGATTGCGATACTGAGGGGGCTGCGGAGGTTGTTGCTGTCATAGCGATCGCCAACTGTGTGCCTATCGGCCATATCATCTACCGGAACGACCATGCGCTGATTGACGATGCAGACCATATCTGCAACTATGATGGCCGGGTATTCGGTAGCGATAGCGCCGGCAAGACGGTCATCGAGAATGTGACCGTTGACGAGGGTGATAACGTGCGCGGCCAGCAAGTCTATTTTGACAGCGATAATCATGTATCCAAAGCTGTCAATACATCTGAAGCAACGCTTGCCGATGGCATCATCTCGCTGGTTACGGGCACAACAACATGTCAAGTGCAAACAGGCGGCTCGTTCACATACGAGACTGGCGACATTGACCACAACGTGTTCATAAATGCCACCGCTAAGATGTATCTCACGGCCAATGCTGGTCATGCGTCAGAGGATCAAGACATCACAGCGGGGCGGTGGACACAGAACATGGGCAAGGTCTTCGATACCAACTATGTTGACCTAAACTATCCCGGCTTCATCTCGTTGAACGATGGTGATGATCCGATTGAAGGTCAATATCGGCACGATGGGTCAGCAGCGCTCGGCGAATCGATGCGGCCAAAAGTATCTACCGATGACGAGAAATGGGTAGAGCAGGCCGATTCAGATGATGGAGTCAACATTGATGCCATAGGTGTTGTAACGGCGGTGGACGGTAACTATTGCACGGTCAAGGACCGGTTCTTATGGAAGACAGCTGACTTCGGCGGCACAAAGCCATGTTCTCTAAATGGCGGTGGCGCAGGCGACAAGTTCTTCATGCACACATCTGCCGGGCAGGGCACATTCACCGAAAATATCGCCCCCGATATATGGAATCAGGAGATGGGCTATCAAAAGAATGCGGGCGAGACTTTGTTCGAGATATACATGAAGCCCGGCAGCCTTGGAGGCACAGAAGACCCATACGAATTTGAATGCTCATCTGTTGACAAGCACGACGCTGTCTATGCTCACCCGTTAACTGGCGTCCTGTATGAAGCAGAGAGTGATAACGATGATCATGTCAACGTGGTTGGCATAGTGAAGAGCATTAACGCGGCGGGCACACGATGCAACATTTATAGACCGGGTGATGTAGTCCCTGATGGCAACAACTATGTGGGCAAGCTATATCTTAACCCCGATGCGGCAGCAACGCCAAATTATAGCGTGAACGAAGACAAGCAGCCTGGCAACTGGAGCATCTTGATAGGCCAGCCGAGAGGCGCTAACGAGACTGGGTTCCTCGTGGATATTCAGACAACGGGCATCTATGGCAAGAATGGGCGAATTGGTGTTGGCAAGGAAGGGTGTGTCCGTGCGTGGAGCAATCCGGCGGGCATCGCGATGAGTAAGGCCGTTGATTTTGGGACTGTTGATCCTACGATGGAACATTATTATGTGCAACTGACGAGCAGAACCAGTGCCAATCGTATCAGGGGTGTTGCAGAAGAAACGTCGGTGGTAGATTATTGGAACACGCAGGGTCGTGGCGCAGATGACAATAGAGAGATTGTTCTCGTACGTGTTCAGGACATTCACTTCAACCCTGCCGTCACGTGGCCCGACATTGGGACATATTTCAGCTCCACATTAGGTGGGTTTGTCGCTGCGGTAGCGCCGGGGTCGTGGCAGAAGCGGGTGTGTACCCGCGCCGAGAATGATCACACCATTCTTGTATGTCCTGAGATGCAGGGATGGATCCCCGCCGATGGCCCCTGGGAACCTGTAGCTGAGAGGAGCTACATTGCCCCATGCGACCCTCCTGCCGAGCCACATGGGTATGACCCGATGCGGTCTTGGGATACATCGGACGCGGTCTCCAAGCTAACGAACAAGTTCACAAGTAAGCATATTATCATTCAGGCAACGACAGCTATTGCAAGCAGTGTGCTATGCTTTGCTCAGTCAGTTGGGGTAGGGGCAACATCTTACACAGAGTTCGACCTGCGTAAGATACATGGCGCTGCTGACGAGTCTGTCCTCTCCACGACAGGGAAGCTTGTCGGCCTTGCTGACGCGCCACGAGGTAACACAACGGACGATGCGACTTATGGCACGGGTGCAGGGCATATTGCCGCCGTGCTTGATGCGACCAAGTTCCCGCTCGTCAAGGGCGATGTGCTCTACTGGACAGCCGATCCTGATGGCGGGGATGCGCATGGAACAGACCCCTATGGTGTCGGCATTTTACTCAATATGTATGGGATAAAGAGCTAATGCGATATGAACCACCGCTCATAATCACGATTGACAATGCCGTGTTGGCAGCTGCGATTGGGCCGAGCATCTCATGCACGGGCTTCGGCGGCGCTGTGAACTGCGACTGAATATAGGAGATAAATCATGCTGACAGCAGAGTTGATGATCCGAGATTATTCATGGGAGATGACAACTGGATGTTAGCCAAGACAGGTAAGCCGCCGGAGGTAAAGTATTGATAGCCGTAGTCATCACCACATACGCTGAGGATGCAGAGGTTACCAAGTGCATTGATGCCATCCTAAAACAGACCGTATTCAAGCAGCTCAAGATTGTTGTTATCAACAACAATTCCTGTTTCGACACCTTTCAGCATATTGCGCCATACGTGAAGCACGGCATCGACGCCATCGGGCTGCCACAAAACATCGGCAGGATACGAGCCCCAGACCTAGCGTTCCGGTATCTTGAATTGCAGGACAAGTATTCCCATTTTGTATCAATCGATGCAGATATGCTCGTGGAGCCTGACACGCTTGAAAAACTGCGAATACTTATGTCCGCCAACCCTGTAATCGGGCTCCTCAGTCCAATGTATATACGCGGCACCGATCACAACAACATCCTTGAAGATGCAATCTTCATTAAGGGCAAGGCCAAAGAAATACCGTCGCTAATACCCAACTTCATGCGAATGACACCGCGCGTAGTCGAGGCCTGTTTCATGGTATCCAGAGCCTGCTATAAAGCCTTCCAGATCAAGCATCAAGGCATCTTTATGACGACCGTTTCAACCCCATATTCGCTGGCCGGTGGTCAGGGCAACGACTTCATGCGACATCTGAAACCGATGGGTTTCCAATTCGGTTATCATAAAGACGCCTTTGTGCAAGCCATAAAGAACAGCTGCGACACGGGGGGGCCAAACGGGTACCTCGCATGGAAGCGCAAACATCGAGCCAACCGGGGCGCGGTCACAGCGCCCGTCCCAATAGGTGAAGGTTTCTATGATGCTTGATCCATATCTCTCAGACTGCAACAACCGGCGACGGATATATGCCACTCGACCCAGGAACAACACTTCACATCGTAATGACCCGCAACGGCATATTCACCGAAGAGGGTTATGGGTTTGGAGTAGAAATCAACAAGTACGGCGTAAAAGCATAAACGAAAGGGATTAATATGGCTACATGGGAACTCGAAGTAACGCCGATTGACGTTGAACGCAAAGAGGTAAGCGTTACCGCAACACGGACTGATGGCGCTGATGTGCGTGTCTTCAGGATCATAACCGCCCTGCTGGACAGCGAGAAGAACAAGCAGGCGATCAAAGACCACATCTGGGCACAATACGCCAAAGATGTTGCCAAGAAGGAAGACTGTGAAGGCTTCATCGGTGATTTTGCAGCAGCAGCGAAGGCCGAGCTAGAATCAAAAGAATCGAAGGAGGCGTAAATGTCAGACATAAGCCAAAATTGGGACGCGTCTTTTAGCGTCATTGACGCAGCTATTACATTGACCGAAGGCGTAACTGAAAGCAACACATCCGCAGAACTCGACCTTGACGGCAAGTCTGTCTCCATTGTTACAATCGATGCAGATTATTCCGACCACGCCAAAGCGACCGGTGGGCTCGTAATAAGGATCATCCGCGCCATCGACGCCAGCGACTATGAGTCTGACGACGGGGCAGCGATAATGTTTGAAATGCCATTCACACAAAATGGCACCGAGCGCAAATCCTTCCCGCTGAGCGCAAATCAGTTCAGCAAGTTCAAACTGAAAATGGACTGGTTGAACTCCACCAGCGGCTCGTCTGTCACCATTGCCACCGCCATCAAATACGCCGTCGGCCAAGTGGTGTAAATCCCATGCTGAAACCAGTATTAGGGACACAACTCAACCATGGCCATCCGCTCGCTCAGGGGCTTGTCGGCTGCTGGTTGCTGAACGAAGGGTGCGGGGATAAAGTTTATGACCAGAGTGGCAATAGCAACATAGGCACTCTAACCAATATGGCCGGCACATCCGCGTCAGGCTGGAGTCTGGGGGATAATGGTCTTGCGTTGGCATTTGATGGGAACGATGACTATGTGAACATTACCAACAATATCTTCAATGCTACCCCAGCGGGCACTATCATCGTGCGGTTCAACATCAACACCGGGGGGGTAGTCAATTACTTCTATTGTGGAGGTGAAACGAATCGTTTGAGGTTCTACTATGGCAGCGACGGCAAGATTTATGCGTATGCCGGTTCTTGGGTGCTCGGAACATCAACGATTTCTACTAACACATGGTACACAGCAATGCTTGTATGGGATGCGCTTGGAGCCAGGATACATCTTGACTACAGTTTGTATAGCACAGGCGGAACACCCGGCGGCACTGCCGGTCACACTGACCGAGAACGGTTTGGTGCTGACGAGGCTGGTGCAAACGCTATGACGGGTAAGATTAGCCATGTATTGACATATCTCAGGGCACTCACGCCCAACGAGATATACAGCGTAGTAGCAGCCCCCTTCGCCATGTTCGACCAGCGGCGGATATGGGCGGTGGCCCCTTCTGGCCATGTCCCATACTTTTTACTAATTAGGAGAGCATAATGAATACAAATCCGATCCCGGCGGTTG